GTTTTTTTTTGCTATTCTTTTTATGTAACATTTAACAATAAATTTCTCAAATTTTTCTATAATCATATCAAATTTCTTCCTTTCAAATTGTGTAAGTCTTGTCTTTTGGCTTGACTTTCCCTTTTTCTTTTCCTTTTTCGTAGTTTTTTATAAACGTAATTTTTCCACTCTTATAATGTCTGTAATGTCCTCTAACGCTCCAGCAAGGACATTTTATCTTATGGCTGTTATTTTTAATGCTACATAATCCGTTTTCGTTGACATAATCAACAATTTCATCAAGTAAATAAATCTTATTTTCTCTTCTTACTTTACTTTCGGCTTTTTGTGTGTTAGGAATTTTAGTGTTTTTCGGTCTTTCTGTTCTTTCTCTCGGTGTGTTCATTATGTACAGCATTGTCCTCAAAACAATTCCACCAAGTTCATGTCCGATTTCAAGATATTTATTTTCAATTTTATTACAGTATACATTGTATCCGCAATTCATCTTATCGTTCAATTCTATTCGATATACAACGTCTTGTATCCATTCTCCAAAATAATTCACAAGATAAAATTCTAATTTTTCAACAAAATGGTCGAAAAATACTGTAAATCCAAGAATTATGTTATTGCTTTCTGTATACATGAGTGCAAATTCATCATAAATAAAATTTTCTAATGAACCTTCAAATTCTTCATTAAACATTTTATGGTCAGACGGTATCTGAATTATATTCATTCTATTGCTCCTAAACCGATAATCCTCTACATTTAACTTTCTAGATTAGCGGCTGAATCGGTATTCAGTCGGTCAATTTAATTTTGTTATCATGACTATTTAATTCTTCGCATAAACACTTAGCAACATCTATAAAAGGTTGTGGATGTTCCACTCTGGCTAATGCTTCCTCGAATGTGTAATTTCCTTTGTAGTCCATAATAATTCCGACAGCTTCATACTTATTAAGGTTAACTCCTAAAAATCTATCGCTAACCGTATTCCATATTGCATATAAACTGTCTACATCATCTTGCAAGGCAACTATCAACATTATTTCACCCCGATTCTATTAATTTTCCCACATTTCGGGCATTTGATTTCAGCCTGTCCGTTGAATTTTCCTAAAAGACGTTTGCATTTGCTACAACGATGTTCGGACAGTTTTACATAAAAACATTTTTTCAAAGCTTCCTCGTCTTCCTTTGTATCTGCCACTACAATCGGGTCTTCTCCCAGTGTTGTACATTCAATTTTTACATTTTCAATATTACCGATGTTTTTAGATGTGACCTGTCGAAACGCATCACGTTCTATGCTCTCAATTACTGCCGTCATACTCATTTTTTCATCCACCTACTTTCATATCAAGCATATATAATATTTCCTGTTCGGATACTTCTTTTGCTCCTTCTCTAACATGAAACAGTATTTCCATTAGTTGTTGATTATCTTTATCCGTCATTCTGTTTTTATCAATTGTTTCATCGATGCAGTAATATAAACAATTCCCATATCCAACACCTAAACGACTTCCATAAAATGATTTTCCAACAATATCATAATTTTCAGTTTTTAAAATATCGTGCTGATAATCTAAATCGCACCACTTTTTATTATCTTCCAGTTTCTTTTGAAGATATTTTAAGAAATCTACTACTCTTTCTTCTCTATCACTGATGTATAATATCGTGTCTTTCATTTTATTTCACAATCCTTCTGCTTTCTTCCATCACTTTACAGTTCCTTGCAAAATCTCTTTCAATAAAACTTTGCGGTATCCTTCCAAAATTTTCCAAAGCGTATTTTTCTACCGCTTTTTTTGGAAACATCTATACTAAAATTTCGTAATGCTTCTGTTTGCGGTTGATAGTCTTTCAATTTATTCATCATCAAATCCTCCGTAACCCATGCAGACGGAATCGAACCGCCGACACACATCCTATGCGGATGCTGTTCTACCACTGAAGCTATACATGGGAATCGCACCGTAAAACCTTTTATGGCTTGCGCTTGCCATAACCAAAGATGCATCGCCTACTTGTCACTGACTATCCACAATCTCACAGTCTTGTCTGTTCTCTACTTCATAGGCTTGGTTTTCGCTAAACATATGTGGCTTACGTTTTAGCTAGGGAATAGTTGCCGTGGGAGTTGAACCCACCCGACCCAAACAAGGTACGACTACTTTTGAATCTGCAAATTCTACTCGCAGAAGTGTTTTTCGTTGACCGATAATGAGCAACTACTATCCATACATCTCCCATCGACCTGAACTATTGCAGTAGTGCCAGACTAAGTGGAGATAAAGATAAAGTTGGGATGATGGGACTTGAACCCACAGCCTATGCCTTAGAAGGACACTGCTCTTTCCATTTGCGCTACATCCCAATGTGCGTTTCCATAAGCTGTATGCCTACATTTAAGGCACTGACACAGCGCAACACTTATGGCTATTTTTATTTTCGCAGGGCATCCGCCAGTTACCTGCTAGTTGGGAGCGACCCAACCGCCTACGCCAATTTTATGTCCGCAATGGCTGTGCGGGATTTTAATGTCTTTACTGACAACCCACGGATTAAAACCTACAACGGTATTCCGCAAAAACCAGGCTATCATAAACCGGTTAAACCCTCACGAGCCTTGTGACGGCTCTTAACAGCATTCCGCTATGAGGGGAAAGGAGTGTCTCCAATGGAAAAGTATGGAAGACAATTCGCAGATGGCAAAGACCGAAAGAAGAAAACATCTGCGAAACAGGACTACCAGGATTCGGACCTGGGAATGCAGCAGTCAAAGTGCTGTGCCTTACCGCTTGGCGATAGTCCTAAACTCCGGGAGAGAGACCATCTGCTCCCGGATTATTTTTGTGAAACACCCTATCTTTATCTAAAAAAAATTGTCACGCCTGTGTACGGTACTTTGAAAAACTTTGTGTTGTCAAACGCATTATTCCATTTTTCGTTTCCCACACACAGGCTACATACACTCTTGATGCCTTGATTTCTCTGCCACATATCCAATGCCAACACAACACCGGATATTCGGCAATAACAATGGCTTTATGAATTTAACCCATTCAAAATTGTGATATGGGATAATTCGCATAATCTCCGGTAACCACATAGGCTATACCCACGCGAAAGTTATTCCAAATGCAAGGAACATTGCGAACGCAAATAAAATAACTCCGTCTGATGCTGTTTTCTGTTTTGGAGCATACCATAAAGCAGATATTGCTAAAACTGTCAATACCAACGTTGTCATTATTTTTAAAATCATGAATCCAAGCATTTTTTCTTCGTCCTTCCTTCAATTTCATCGATCATTGCCATTACCAGTGCTTTAGCAAACTGGCTATTGTTATGCATTTTAATCAGCAGATTGCCCTGCCGGATAAGATACGACCAGTCATCATCTGTTTTCGGATTAGCACACTCTTTATGGATTTTCCAAACCTCTGTGTAGATTTCTTTAATCTCCGGTGGCAATTCACATTTCTCCTTAACTGGTAAATCTTCTTTAGGCTCTTTATCAAGTCTGCTCTTTTGGTGCTCCATCTGACAGCTAACCATTTCCGTAACATTCTCACGGTCTCTCTTAATTCCGTGACCTTGCAGAAACAATTCGCATTGCAGCACTTCACCACATTTTGAACATTCATCTTTAATCTCTTTTCCGTAGATCTGCATAAGTGACCTCGATCATTGTAAATTCATACAGAAGTTGCAAAATTCTTAGCAGTTTGTGGATTATGCGCCCTTGATCCTGCATCTAACGTAGGAATTGTTGCAACTTTACTTAAATCCTCTTCCACAGAAACTTTTTCATCATTGTATGTTTCAGATTCATGTTTGCAAAGCGGTATAGCAATTTCAATATTTGGCGGTATTTTCCAATTTTTTTGAATATTCTCAATGCTTCTTTCTAAGTTTTCAAAAGATTTCTTTAGCTTTTCTTTGTCTGATTCAACCAGTTCCAAATACTTGTCCAGGTACCACTTAGCTTTCCGAACATCCTCTACACCATTTTTATTCTCATGCCGGTAAAGATATTTAAAAGCATTGCAGATGCAGAAGTTCTTCACAGCTTCAATCCCCTGCGTCTCAATCATTACATCTATGCACTCATATTTTCCTGTCTCATAATGACTGGGGTGATTTACATTATCTGGCATCTAGGTCTCCTTTCTGGATAAAGGTCTTTTTATTTTTGAGGAAATTTGAGGGACTAAATAGGGGCTGTTCGCTAGTCCTGTCAGACCCCCTCCCCCCGGTGTGCTATGCGGCATTTCAACTATGCGTTAAACTAATCTTTCACGCAATCTTTATTGACACGTCTTTAACTATCACGTATTTACGCACGTTTCCGTAGTTGTTGCTACTCATTCGCATCTGCTGTATTATCTCCATACGCTCCGGAATCGGTCAACATTGATGTATTTTGTCCATTTGTACCGCCTAACTGTGGCAGATCCGAAGCAGTCAAGGCTTGCTTGTGGTTCTGCTGCTCTCTCGATACTCCGGGAAGGTTCCACCCGTAATGCCTATTCAGAATTGCCAGGATTCCAACAGGGTTTCGCTTTGCCGTGGCAAGTTTTGCGCTTAAAGACTCTTCGCGAAAATCCGATATTTTTTTGCCGATGTCAGAACTTAATGGACTTGATTTAGTACCCTCATCTCTCCATGTAGCTATTGTATATCTATCTATCCCAGTCAATAAGCTAAACCCTATTGCAGATACTTCTTTGTCATACATCATACACATATATATATAATAATCACATATACGATTAATTAACTTATAGTTATAAGCGTTATAATTACTATAACCACCTAAAAACCCGTCTATATTGTGCATCTCTTTAGATTTAAGACAATCCGGATCATTAAAAGCATGTCGTTTGATATACATAAGAGCAGCATTCCAAACGCTCTGAGACTCTTTCCCGATATCCTCGATTTTCTGATCTCTGCAGAACTGGGAAAGGTATAATTCCATGTCATTTTCATAAACCTGTGATGTTTCCGTATTTTCGACTTTTTCCATGTTCTGCACCTCCTAAAAATCTGCAATAAAAAAACACTAGGCATCACTTAATAAACCCATGTTTTTTGATCTCCTCCACAGATCATGTAAAAACATAAATTTACAAAAGTAATCAGCTAGTGACTTCTGATCGGTTCCGGTCTGTCGGCTCCGGTGGTCTTGGTTACAATCTGGGCGGCTGCATATCCAGAGGGGGTTGGATCTGTACCGCTGTCACTCGCACCGTATTAACGTCGGCTCCCTAATTGCTTTTATCATACCACAAGACCTATTTATAAATCCACAACAACCTTTTACGCATTTGACAATTTGTTATGGTGGTATGTCTGCCGTTGATCCTGAGCATATAAAAATCATGCGATTAAAAAATATCATCCGTGTAAATTTGGCAAATAGGATTTTTTGACAGACAGATAGGTAATTTTTGCAGATGGGCACATGGTGGCAGCTGGTCGGCTCTAGTATTTATATATACTTGGTATATCAATGTCTTTCTGCTCTTATTTATTTTTATTTTATCTAACCTTTATTTTATCTAATCTCCTTTTATTTAATCTGCGTCTACAAAATGTCTACAATTTGTCTACAAAATTTAGCACGTTAAAATATCGCAGTGAAAATAGATCAAGAAAAGCAGGCTGTTACACCTGCTTATAGATTACGATATTTTGATTTTAATATGTTTATAAAATCATCTGTTAATAATCCGGTTTCTTTTGCCTTCTGCGCTTCCTCCCTTGCCAATTTTGCAACATTTATGTTTGATGTGGTCACAATCTTGATTTGCTTGTGATTAACAGATACGCAAGCAATCCATTTGTTTTTTACCGTGTCCCAATTAACGCCAGGGATGCCGCTGTTTTTATGTATTCCGGTTGATTGCTTTTTATTGCTGTATAATTTTTTTGATTTTTTTACTTTTACTTGGTTATTTTTATTCCAATCTAAAGATTGTTGATTATCAATTATTTTTAGATGCTTTTTTGCACATTGCTTACAAAATCTTTGCAAACCGCCACATTTGATTATATCGCATCCGCAAGACTCGCACTGTATAATAGACCCAAGCGGAGTTGTAGACCCGTGCTTGATGCGCTCTTTATATCTTTTGATTTGCTCTTTTTTACGCTCCTCTCTGCATTCCGGGCAGTAAAACGCCCTTGGGCCACCTAAAAAGCTGGTTCCGCACGTTCTGCAGATTCTTGGTAGTATATTATCTTTCATCTTTTTACTCCAATGCAAAAAAGCGGAGCTTTTCGGCTCCGCTGAATATTTAATAACAAGGGTTTTCTTTTGCCAGCTCCCAAACCTCATTAAATTTTTGCTCATGCCGTTTTGCATACTCGTCAAAAAATTCTTGGTCTGTACAAGGTGCTAATGCTCCATGTATTTGCTCTCTTAAATCGTCATCCATAAAAGATACCGCCAAATCATAATCAATGTTTACTCCATACTCATTTACTACTGTTTTTCTCATGCTCTCCACCTTTTAACCTTTCATTTTTAACAATATGTACTGTATCTTTTCCGCCTGTCCTGTAATCGGTTCCAACGCTCGTCCTCTAATTGTTTCTTTTTCTGTACCAAAACTCTGTGATATTCTGGATCCAGTGACCGAAGGTTGCACGCCCTAATAAATATTTTTTGCAGCAACGTTTTGTCTGCGAATTTCTGCCGATCCGCTATCAGTTGCGCCGCATCTGTGTAGCTTTCCACCTCTGGGATAACTTTGGCTTTTAACTCTTCCCACGCTTGCCGCTCGAATTTGTCTTTTATCTGCGGTTCATACCACGGAAAAAACGCTCTACAAGTCGATACGATCCGGGCGGCTTTCTTTGCTGTGATCTGCTCCGGTGTTCCTGTCATTTCGTTCGCTCCTTTCGTTTGTTTGTATCTTTATTATATATCATGTTATATATCATGTCAATAGATTATTGCAATTATTTATTGATATTTTTCAAAAATTCCTCAGCGTCTACAACTTGCGGTTGTTCCGATTTTTTGCGCTCTGCTCTCCTCTGCTCCTGGAGCTGGTGCAATCTTTCGTTTGCTTGCATCAATGCGACTTTCTCGGATACCTCTGTGTGCTCTGTGTTTGCCTTTTCTGCGGTGTTTTCCGGCTCTTTCGGTAAATTCTCCGCTTGTCTCTCCAAAGCGTCTAAATAAGCCAATACAGCCGATACAGCTATATCATTTATATTTATGTCTGCTTCTGCTGCTCTGTCTTTTGTCCCTCTTGGTAATCTGATTTGTACAAGATCAAATTTACTGCGGTAGTTGTTAATTGCTTTGCGTGTGTAGTCCGCTGTTCTTGCCATCTGTAAAACCTCCTTATATAAATTGTTTTATCATATTATATAACACTTTATATATAAATGCAATATAATTGTATATATATCATGTCATATAAATTTTATATAAATATTTATAGAAAATGTATTGACACATGTTATATATCATGCTATAGTTATCTCAACAAATAAATAAAGCCGGTGACACCTACCAAGCGAACACCGGCACCCAAAAAGAAAGGCACCCCAATTATAACACGGGTGAAAAGGTAAATCAATATGTATAACTATTTAGAAGCAATGAAAAAAGACATTACAGAGTACATCAACAACGAGATCAATTTAGCAGATTATGCAGACCGTGACGAGCTGGAAAGCTCCTTAAATGATGACCTTTTTACAGAAGACAGCGTAACCGGAAACGCAAGCGGCTCTTACACCTTTAGCAGAGCACAGGCGCAGGAATATGTTAAAGATAACATTGATATTTTAAAAGATGCTTGCGAAGAGTTCGGAACCGATGCGGCATCGGTTGGCGAGTGGTTTCTGTCTGATGACTGGGAAAAAATGGACGTAACAATTAGATGTTATCTGTTAGGGCAGGCAATCGGCGAAGCCCTGGACGATATGGGGGACGAACTGGAAGAAGCTTTTGAAAGTGAGGAAGAATAAGAGCATGGAGAATTTTATATTACTAATTTGTGCAATGCTTGCCGGGTATGTGCTCCGGTACTATAGAGAATTAAGCAAGTAAGACAGGCTTACACCGGGGATCGTGCCCCGGCTTGCTTTTACCCGGAAACGGGAAAAATTGAAAATATGGAGGAAATGAAAATGGGAAAAATAAATATTGATATGTGGTACGGAGACAAGCCGGAACAGGTGACAGGATTAGACATATATTTTAATGATTTAGGCGGATTTTATTCCGGCAATCTTCGCATTTTTGGGAAAATTGTTGGTGATTATTACGCCGACAGCGTGCAAGACATAGAAAAAGCATTTCCACACCTTGCAAAAGATATTGAAAACTGTTTGAATTAACCGCCGCAGAGGATGCCAGCCGGATCACTACCGGCGGTTGCATTTCTTTTAAAAATGATATATAATATGCTAAATTTCTACTAAGGTAGATAAAAGCATATCTTTATTTTGAAAAAGAAAAACAAAAAACAAAAATGGAGGTATGAACGATGGAAAAATTAACAGATCAGGAAAAGAAAGCAATCAAACAGGCTATAAATGAATTAGGCTATTTTGATGTTGCAGAAAATGAAGAAACGCTTTGCAAGTGGTACGAAGATGGAACCGCTTCAATTAACATTGCTCGGAATGGTCGTACTGTTGCTTGGGTGCTTTTGGAAAGCGCAGAAAAGGCTATTTATGTAGACACGTTGGAGGAATTAACTGAAGAAGAAATAGAAAGCGAGTTATGCTAACATGCAGAAATTCAAAAAAGCAGCCGCCATGCGGTGGGCAATTTTTGAACTGGAAAACAGATAAAAGGCGGCTTGCAACCGTCTTTTTATCGTGTTCCGTTGGATCTGCTGCCGTCTGCGGTCTATTTGTATTACTCTTCCATTGGATCCGGTCAGATCCTGCGCCCGGATATATTGACGGCTTGCGCTGTTTTGGTGTACAATCAAATATTGCAAGGGGGATTTTGTCAAAATGCGAAAAGTGGGAATCGGTCATGTATACGACATTATGTAGAGCGTATCGGATGCCGGGGAACGGCTGGAAACCGTTATACGGGTTGAGACTGCCGCCGGTGGTATGTCTCCGGAATCTGCAGAGCTGTTGCGGTCTGCGTATGATTCCATACTTTCTGCAGTCGGAGACCTTGGAAAAGCTGCGACACGGTGACCGTGTGACGGGTCCAGAACTTGCACCGCAGAAGTGCGCAGGTGTTCCATACCTTGAAACGGTCTGAAAAAATCTGCGAAAAAACTCTGAAAACGGATTTTTCAGCTTGAAAAGTGCTACCCCGGGGGGTATTTTGAAAAAGGCATTATATTTTGACGAAAAATTTTTCTTTCAAAAACCTCTGAAAATGAGATTTTCGGTTGAAAATGCAGACCTACGGGGGTATCAAAATAAACACATTAAAATTTTTTACGAAAAAAGTCTCAGAAAATGAGATTTTTAATAAAACCTAGAGGGGGAAATATTATGAATTGCTACAAATGTGGTAAAGAAATGAGAGTTGTTCCGGAACAGGTGGCTACGGATGAAAAAGGATTGCCGGTATATCACAGAATAGGTTATTGTGATTCTTGCATGTCTAAATTTGACATTGACATTTTGGAACAGCAAAAAAATCAGACAGTTCAGAACAATCAAAAGCCGCCTAAGAAAAAGCAGAGCACATTAAGTACGTTGGCGGCTGTGTTTTCTATTTTGACATTTACTATTCCGGTTGCTGTTATTCTTGCAATAATCGACATTGCTACTGGTGATAAAAAGAATAAATTGCATACTGGTTCGTGGTTTGCCATTATATGGTGTGTTCTTGCAGTCATAGTTTATAACATAGGCAATAAATCTGATGATGTTTCTATTCCTATTGCGGAAGTAAAAGTTTCGCTTGAAGCAACAGAAGAGTCTACTTCTTCTCCTGTTGTAAATGAATCAGATTTTGTTATTTCTCCCGGTTACACATTCGATGCGGACGGCTTGCAAGTCACAATCAATGACTTTGACCTTGACTTCACTGATTATGAGGATGAATACGGTTGGAACGCTCCTGCTGATGGAACAAAATACATTATGATTGATGTTTCTTATCAGAACAACAGCAAAGATGATAAGTATGTAAGCATCTACGATTTCCAGTGCTACGCAGACAATACAGATTGTGAGCAGAATTACAGTGTTGTTGATAGTTCTTCGTTAAATGCTAATCTTTCAAGCGGAAGAAATACCTCTTACAAGATTGCATTTGTAGTTCCGCAGGATGCGCAAAGTATTGAACTGGAATACGAAACAAGTTTATGGACGGGTAACAAAGAAGTTATCAAATTACAATAGAATATAGGATTATAAGGGCATCCGCAAGGGTGCTCTTATTTTTTATGTTGCGAACCCATGTTCTGCATGATATAATATGTGTCAGTTAGGAAGTCTTGCATCACGTCCGGTGAGTGAAAGCTGATTAGACAGCCTAGATTGCAACCAAGACCCGGAATAAAGACAGACCAAAAAGAGATTGGAAGTTCGCTACTCCAACAGTAACAGGGGTAGTGGGCTTATTTTTATGATCTTCTACCCTCTCATATAAGACTACGGGAGGTAATGAAAATGAATGAACTGGAAGTATTTAGCAACAATGAATTTGGTGATGTAAGAACCGTTATGATTGATGGGAAACCTTATTTTGTAGCAACTGATATAGCAAAGGCACTTGGATATAAACGACCATCGGATGCAATTTCTGCTCATTGTAGGTATACGGCAAAATACAGTATACCTCATCCACAAAGTGAAACCAAAACGATAGAGGTAAATGTGATTCCAGAGGGAGATATGTATAGGCTTATTTCTCACAGTGAATTACCATCTTCTGAAAAGTTTGAAAGTTGGATATTCGATGAGGTTTTACCATCCATTCGCAAAACCGGAACATATTCTTTGGAGCAGTCTACACCGAATGTACCTATGACTTATCGTGATGCTGTGGCACAACTTTTGGAAAGCCTTGACCGGGAAGAGGAATTGAAAGCACAGCTTGATACTTCCAAGGACTGGTACTCTATTAAACGTGTAGCGGCTCTGAATGGTGTGTCATGGAAACGTTTTGACTGGCGAAAGCTGAAAGCTACCGGAATTACAATGGGATATGAAGTAAAAAAGATATTCGATGCAAATTATGGCGAAGTGAACACTTATCACAAGTCCGTATGGGAAAAGGCATATCCGCAGTATGAATTGTAGAAAAATCAAGAGAGTGACACCACTCTCTTATTTTTTGAAAAAGTGCTTGACTAATTTATGTCACACGTATATAATAAAGGTGTGACAAGAAAGGAAGTGAAAAATATGTCACCAGTAGGTAGACCAAAGGCTGAAAAGCCAAAGGCTAACCGCTTTAGCATAAGGTTGGATGATGAAACAGAACAGAAATTAGAGAAATATTGTGAAGAACATCAGATAACCAAAGGCGAAGCAATAAGGCAAGGTATACACTTGCTGTTAGCAAAAAAATAGAGTAGTTGCTATCCCATCAAAGACTATCAACTACTCTCCCACTCCCAAAGAAGTGATAATTTATTTTAACATCTTCTCTTGGGAAAATCAATCAAAAGGAGAAGAAAATCATGGAAAAATTTTTAGAAATCGTATTTGAAAGTCAGATTATCAACACAGCGGAAAAAGGAGATAAATCATCAGAATATTTTAAGCCGTTCTTTGATAAGCTGCAGCAAATCGTGAGTGAAAAGGTCTTTGAAGAACTCATGGATTCTTTTTCAGAATGTGAAGTGAATACTATTAACTACTATGCAGTAGAGGGAATGAAGCTGGCAATCGGTATTATGAACGGTTCTTACGTTCCACAGATTTAGGAGGTAACATATGACGGAACTTGTAAACGTTGAGGGAACAGAGTTAAGTATTAGAGAATACAATGGTCAGATGGTTGTTACTTTTGACGATATTGACCTTGTGCATAAAAGACCAAGTGGCACAGCGAGAAAAGCGTTTAACAGAAACAAAAGGCACTTTATAAATGGCGTTGATTATATTGTTTTGGAAAAAGAAAGTTCTAATGTCCACCGGGTGGACATTAGAAATATTGATATTCCAAACAGAGGTATTACTGTATTCACCGAGAGTGGATACCTTATGCTCGTAAAGCCATTTAAGGATGATTTATCATGGAATGTTCAACGTACACTTGTAAATGCTTATTTTGCGGTAAAGAATCAGCAACAAACCACAGCAATCGAGGAAAAGCCGACATTAGAGTTTGAAACAGACTGGTTCTGCATCAACCGTGGAAAAATCAATTACATCTGCCGTTGCTACGACATTACATCAAAGGAATACATGCACCACTTACTTGAAGTTTTGGGAAGAACGTATAATTTTGATGAAGCAAAGAGAATTTACAGCGCAACGACCGGAAACTGGAAATGCAGAAATTCCGAAGTAATCACATACTTCCCACAGCTTTCAGACCTTGCATCTAAAATTATTCAGAAAGACTTAGAGGACTGTGCAAAAGAAGAGACCCCATAACAGGGGTCTTTTCTATGCCATTATTTCCATGTATCCGCTTATCAGTTCATCAGCAAGCGAAAACACTTCTCTTCCGTAGGTAGCCAAAAAATCAGCAACAATCTCTTCTGTCTGAATATCCATAGTCAGATTGTAGGATAAACAGAACGCATGGCACAATTCATGGCACAGCACACGGTCATAGAAATTACCATGAATCATATTTGATATGTAAATGTCTCTTGTGTTCCTATCAGTCATGCCAAAAGTATATGTACCATCAGAACGCATCAGCATAGGGCTGTGACTTCCTACAAGCCTTAAATTCCAGTCTATTCCATTTATCGTGAACAACTAACCACCTCCAACATAAAAGGGGCTAAATAAGCCCCTTAAGTGTTTTAACCGATTTTTGTTACCAGCGCAGACAGCTTGTTCCGCAGTACCGTCTTTTCTTCCGGTGTTGCATCGTTGATGATCTCCGTCATGTCGTTTGCAAGTTCGGTCATGTAGGTGTTCAGGTCACGGACTTTTGCTTCTTTGTCCTGTTGTGTATTCGCCTTATGCAGTTCCTTATTTTCCATGTAGGTTCTGCGGCTCATGCCACTTCTTCCCTCTCTTGCATCACGCATACCGGATGAAGAAGTTTCAGTGTAGTACATACGCCCCATGTCTCTGTCCATGTCACGGTGATACATTTCCGGGGTCATATGGTAATAGGGCGGCTCTTCATAACCTCTGCGGTAGGTTCCACGACCTTTAGGTGCAAATCTGCCGTCAGCATAGCGGTAATGGTCATAAAAACGTTTACCACCGTCACCGTAACGATCAAACATTTCCATGACTTCGTCCGGGTCATAGTCCTGCATGGTTTTTGTCAGTTCCCGGTAATACATGGCTTCTGACAAATCTTTCATCATATCAACTACTTTTCCCATTTCGCAAGTGTCTACATGGTCGATGCCCTTGTCAAACTGCGTTTTAGCGCATTCAGAAAGTTTTTCAATCATTTCATGCATTCTCTTAACATCCATGATTTTTCACCTCCTACGCTTCACGAACAGCAATCAAATTGCTGTTCTGCACTTCAATAGCTTGCGTAGAAGTGTTCTGAACGGCTACCGTACTGCAGCATCCACGAGGGACATCAATGTAAGCCTGCGCAGATACATTGAATAAATTCTCTACTGCTGCCGGAGTTACAATCATTCTTGTGGACTGTAAAGGTTCCCCGTCTACCGCCAGTGCAAGGGAGATTTCCCCAACAGTTCCACCAGTGGGAATCTGAATGTTTCCGGAATAGCTTACAAGGAATCTTGCACGACACTGATTAGTGATACCTCTTAACTTCACAATTCCGGATCCCTCTCTGTGAGTGATACAACCACTTCCATTTACGGCAGTTTCGGTAAAAGCAACGTCTGCTCCTGCTGCCACAGTCTGTAATGCTACTGCTGTATATTCAGCCATAATAAAACCTCTCTTTCAAAATCAAAGGGGCAAACCATATAGTCTGCCCCATGTTGTCAGTAATTCTGCATAGCAGACATAACCTTAAGGTTAAGTTACTCGATATGCAGTTTTAGCATCCGCAACCAGTGTTGCAACCACATCCGTAATATACGTTAGGGTTAGGAACTTGGTATGCAGGAATGGGTGCAGGATTCACAGCGTTAATAATCTGCTGTGCCTGTGCACTCATGGCAGTGGTCAGAAGAGCATTCTGACGATCCTGAGAAGCGGCTCTGCGCAGATCGTTGTTCTCTGCCTGCAGAGTAGCGATCTTATCTTGGCATAAGTAGTCAAGGATTGCTCTTGTACCGGCATTCTGGCTGTCGATAATATCACGAGTGTTGTTATTCATGGTGTTCTGCAATGCGCAAGTATTCGTTGCCATATTGTAGTTTACACCCTGGATAGCTTCACGGGTATCGCAGCAACACTGTGCTAACTGTGCCTGTAAAGCGTTAGCATTCTGCATTCCTGCTACGGTGTCTGCATTGATAGCCTGTTGGATTCCATAGCCAGTCTGTAAAATGTTGGTATTTACGCCATTAAATCCGGTAAGCATACCGTTGTTTACAGCGTAGAATCCGTCACACAGACCGTTGTTGATTCCGTCCAGTTTACCGATGATAGACTGGGTGTCGAACCCTCTTTGCAATGCAGAATCGGTGTAGTAACTGGAATTAGAGCCATTACCGCCCCATCCATTACCGCCCCAACCGCCAAAAGCGAAGAAAAGGACGAAAATAATAATCCACCATGCACCATCTTCACCCCATGCACCGTTGTTACCGTATCCGCCATTAGCTGGAATAACAGGCATGGTAAAGGGAGTATTGTTACTCTCAAACATAATTTTTACCTCCATATAAGATTTTTTATACTTAATCTTGCAAGAATTTAGTATCTACTTCATAGGAAATTGACGCTTGAATTTTTCAAATTCAGAATCAAAATCTACGCCACGTTCCTTAGCAATATTTCTGCCAAAATTTTCAACACCTGATATGTCACCTTTTTGCGCCATTCCCATTACATTTCTAATCATGGGGTTTTGCATCATCTGACTATTTCCCATAATCCCTTGAATTATTTGTTGTGGATTTCCCATCCCTTTGAGCATCTGCATAGGATTCATCATTTTCATTCTGCATCATCCTTTCTTTGCGATTGTGGAGTTTTCCTTTGCGTTTGCGAAGTTTTCAACTGTTCAATCTTTTGTTCCAGTTCATCGAAACGCTTCATAAATACCGCTGTGGCTTCGTCTGATAGGTCAAATTTCGCCTTTTCTGTGTCTGACGGTAAATTGTTAGGGTCTGCATCTAAAACAGGCTTGTAAAGCCTTGTATAGATTTTCCCATCTGCTCCCCAGGATTTAGCATAGATCTCCGACAGGTCCTGTTTTGGGAAAAATGCTGTGTTTCCATCCATAGGAACCTCATTCGGTGCTATGCACTCTTGCGCCGGTACAATACGACCGTACATCTGTACTGTGTTTTGCTGTGGCTGTTGCATAAATTGCTGTGGTTGGAATTGCTCCTGTTGTGGCATAAACTGTCCGTACATAGGTGTTCTATACTGCGGATTGAAATAGTTCGGATTCATAATCGGCTGCGGCATGGCTATTCTCCCTTTCTTCCATTGATTCTATCTGTTTCGCAATTTCAACTTCATCAAGTGTCTGATATGTCGGCTTGTTCATAAGTCCCAACGGACTGAAATTCATAAGCATTACCCGTTTCTCCTAAAACTTCCTCGATCACATGAACCATGATTGATTGATACTTAATCGGCACTTCCCTTGTACGTTCTTTGCTGAATATATGTTCCAGTGTTTCATCTGAAAATTTGAATTTTCCCATAAGGTCATCCCTCCTTATGATTAAATTTTGGCATAAAAAAAGACGGTAAAACCGTCACTTATCCGTCAAAAAACCCTCATATAAAATTTTGGCACTTTTGCAAGAATCTCCTTTCGTTTTTTAAATTATATAAAAGTAATCAAAGGTAATCAAAAGATTTTGTCTAAACCACGCATAAACAATGAATTTTTAGCACTTGGATAGCGAGTTCGAATCCCGCCACTCCGATTCAGGGTTAGTGTCAAGGTCTCATGTTTACTGGGGTTTTGACACTTTCTTTTTTGTGGTAATCAAAAGGTAATCAAAAAAGTAATCAAGATAATTTAGCTTCGAATATAGGTATCTCATTTAGTATCTCTGCTTTTCTCTCAACGCTCTTCATGTTTCTGTGATAGTACTCTTCCGTAGTAGAAATATCCACATGACCCATCTGCTGAATAACCAAATTATCATCGATTTTATTATCCCTCAAAATAGATCCGTATGTTTTTCTACTCTTATGCGGTGATTTCTGATAGGTATTTAGCTTTTTACAGTTCCTTTCCTGTCTTCTCCGCAGACTATTTGTTGTGAATCGCTTTCCACTTTGGGGATTTACAAATATATACGATCCTGCTGGAGTTCTAATCAGTAGCTGGCTACATAACCAATTATATTGTTTTGGTACAATAACATTTCTGATACCCGCTTCTGTTTTCGGAGCATCTTTAATCTCATATACATACTTACCATCTTTTTTATACCTGGTCTCTGTGTAATGTATTTCGATGTAGTAATTTCCCTTTACACATTTTATATGCTCTCTTTTAAGTGAAACTACTTCTCCGCCTCTTAAGCCTGTAACCAGTATCAAAAGCAACGCCATGTTCCATATATCCAGCTTATTTTCCAATAACCCTATATATTGTACATATTCTTCCTCGGAAAAAACTTCTTGAAAATCTTCCTTGTGTACCTTACGAAGTTTCTTATCAGACAAATCTATTACATCCAACACTTCTTCCTGCACCCGGAAATCAACATACTTCTTTCTGTATGCTCGTTTGAACAGTCCTTTTGTTACCGTCTTAAAGCCTGACAAACTTTTACTATCCAAGTCTAACTCTGATACACGGGTTTCCATAAACTCACACAATTCATCAGCTGTTATAGACCTTATTCTGCGATTTTCGATAGTTTCGTAGTATCTGTTAAAATCCTGCATGTACCTCAAATGCGATGCATCGCATATTTGACCGTTTTGTAGCCTGCTATCATTGTACATAATGAACATTTCTTTCAGTGTTGGATTTTCAGACTGCTGTTCCCAATATGATATTACTGTATTCTCCACATCCTCCTGTTTGTTCCTTTTTACAAGTCTCCTTCCTTTTATTTCATCAGGCAGATATGTTCTCCATTTTCCATCTGTTCCTTGCCAAATATCATACGGGTGCTTCTTTAGATATTCCTCTCTCTTTTGCATCTCTATTCTTTCCTGCAAAAGTGCCGTGTCAATCATACCATTGCTTACAGCATATTGCAAGATTTCAGATTCAGTTAGCTCCATATTTCTCACCTCCTATCCTAATGATTTTTTCTTTTATTCCTCTTACTCTTCTTTCTACTGTAGTTATTGATACGGAATGTCTAAAGGATATTTCTTTTTGAGAAATTCCTTTAGACAAATCCCAAAACACTTTCTCTTCCTCTTCCGTGAAATTGGCGTTCCGGAAGATTTCTTCAAGTTCTGGCTTAGTCAGTTTTGACAACTTCATAAGCCAGTCTCCTTTTCTAAATTTCAGTTTTATTGTGTAACGTTACGCATAATTACACAAATAATCAACCAAACAATTTCCTAAATGCACGATCAGAAGAACTAATAACCCTGTCCCAGTCAAGTTCACATTTGCAGTAAGGACAGCAGGCATATTCCCGGGCAACTCCCATGCCACATTCCACACAGCGGAAATCTTCGTCTACTCTGTTTCCTGCACTGTCATACGTTCTTGCCACGCTCTCCGGTGCTAATACCTTAACAAGCCGTATTCTTCTCATATTACACCTCCGATAAATATACATCCAGCGCCTTCTGGATCGCCCAGGAGATAGGTCTGTCCTGCTGGTGACAGTAAGCTACCAGTTTCTCATACTGCTCCGGATCCATGCTGATATTCTCCCGGATGTTCTTCCGGATGTTCTTCTTACCTTCTTTCTTCGGTCTCGCCATACATATCTCCTTTCTGTTACACAAATTTTCCGATATTTCAGTTTAGATGTTCATAACACCAGACTTCCATCCTGCTTTTTTAGCCTCTTCTGAAAGAATCTCATTTTCTTCAGCTATAGCCATCCTTTTTTTAGGTTTACATTTTATTTTTTCCGTACATTCTTTATTTAGCCTTACACACCATCCACATGGTGTTTCATATTGGCAAAACATTGTTCCAAACATATTACATTCCTCCACTAAATCCTAATATTTCAGTTTACCTTAACCAGCATATCAGCCTTAATCAAATCATATATAATATCTAGTGAATCTCTATGATCTCTGTATTTGCAATTTGGATTTTTATGTATTCGTGGATCATCGTTTTTCCAATCATTAACACAAAAACAACAATTACTTACGAAAAGCATTTTGCACCCTCTGGCAACGCACAAATAATAACATTCGCTTTCTTTTGCTGTTCCTTTACAACGCTTAAATCCGTACTTTTCAAATTCTTTTGCTTCACAATTTGGTTTTAACATTTCATTCCTCCGCTAAATTTCAAAATCCATGCACAAATACTTACCGTTGTCCATCTTCCAATAATACTGTCCTATGTACCAGTCCTCGCCCAAAATTGTTTGTTTACAATATTCCCCCTCTTCGATCTGTTCTTCTCCTTTCGGTTCATCAACCACATAAGCGTTTTTTATATCACATCCATCAACATCTACATTCTCCTGGAACCAATCAGCTATCTCTTCATCAAGCTGATTTCTCTGTTCTATTTTTTCTCTTATTTCTCTTGGAATTATCATGTTTCTCCTTTCTACTGTAAATTTCAGCTCATGTCCTACCTCCGCTAAATCCTAAGTTACATACTTAATTCCTTACTGCATTCAGGTACTCCTTGCATTTCCGATACACTTCCGAATCAAATTCTTTCCGCTCATGCTCATATGCGCTGTAATCTGCCGAACTGCATCCGGCAATCTGTGCCATCTTAAACATGGACACTTTCGCATCTCTTCTGAGTGCTGCAATGTAGCCTGCATACATCCCTTTGTCTCCGTTGGCTAACTGTATTCTTTCCATTTCCTGAATGTCTTTCGATGCAGACATTTCCATTATTTGCTTTATTGTGCATTCTTCGTTGTGGCAATCATAAAGGCAACCGTGGATTCCATTCTTGCCATCGAAAAAGCCAACCACATATTTTGTAGGTTCCTCACAGTCATTACATTTTGCATTTATAACCATAATTTTCACCACCTTTTAACTTACCGAACTACCGAATTTTCCTCGGTAGTTCGATTTCTCCCCCGTATTACCGGGGGATTTTAACTTGCTTTTGAATTATTGAGTGGAACTAAAATAGAAACTCAAATTTTTAATTAAATTTTTCACTTTTTAACTCAAATTTTGAGTTACTATTTCACTTTTTAGTTCCTGATTTCACTTCCTACGCTTGCGCCGCCACCACCGGCAAAGCAGTCAATGATAATGTTATTTTTCATGGCATCACCTCCGGCATAAAATCAGATAATCGCATTTGTGCCATTTCTGCGTCTAATCTCTTTTTGGATAAATCGTAATAATGCTTGTCCAGTTCAAAGCCAACATATGAATGGTTGGTTCTGTAGCAGGCTATTAAGCTGCTGGCACTGCCTACATGTGTGTCTAGGATAATGTCTCCGGGCTTTGCATAGCGGTTTAGGAGCCATTCATATAGTGCCACTGGTTTTTGTGTAGGGTGGATACGCTTTTCATTCAATGCCTTATTCCCCTGCTGAATAGTTCCTTCAGTAATGGACTTTCCCTGGAACATTCCACGCCACATATACCGGAATATGTCTATCCTTTTAGTCAGACTGCAGAATGCCACCTCTGCATCCGACTGGTCAGAACCATCATTGCATTTATCCCATACGATAAGACCACCAGCCAAAGTAAAATCAAAGTAATTGCATCCCCATATAATCTGATTTTTGGATACCCGAAACAATTCCTCGAAGTATTCCCTAGAGGGTGGCTCATTGTCCCACCCTCTGTTTTCGTACTGTCCGTCCTTTACATATGTTTTTGTTCCATTTTTCTGCTTAACAAATGTATTCCTATTTTTGCCACCATGCTCATGTAAGCCATACGGTGGATCCACAATCGCAAGGTCAAAGTAAGCATCCGGGAACTCTTTCATCCCATCCATGCAATCCATGTTGTAATATCCAAAATCCATTACGGCTCCTTTCTCTTATTTCTGTGCTAAATAGCACATGATTCCACAATCCGGGAATATCAGTACCTTATATTCATATTCCCATGTTCGTTAATCCAATCAATAGCTTCACGATAAGTAACCCCATTGTTTTCAATAACATCCAACAGTTTATACATTCCTGGATGAGTTTCCTTTAGCCGTTCAAAGCGTCCTTCTCCCGGCTTTTCAAGATGACACCCGAAACCACATAACACGCATCCGGTTCTATTGCATCCAGTAGTCTTAAGCGGTCTGTTTCCGGTTTCAAACAATCCATAATTAGCAGATAACTCAGACAAATCCATTTGACCATCAACACTTCCCTCTGCATCATAATCAATAACCACATCACCGTATACGGAGCATATAGGAAGATTGTTGATTTTGATATATAAAAGCACATCTTGTTCTGTCCAAAAAGACATGGGATTACTTGTTGGTATTTTTAAATTGAATCCATTGCAACCGTTTTGTAGCCATTTCTGCGTACGTAATTTGCTTTCGCTCGCCATAGTGGCTGTTATAGGATTTCTTCCAGTTTTTCTATGGTATTCGTGCAATGGTTTTTTTTTCATTACGGTGCAACATTTGTTTGAAATATCAAATGGAGATTCAAACATAAATTTGTATTTTTCTTGCGAAAAACTGCTTTTTTCTTCTCTAGTGGGATTCTCCTTTATCGGATTTTCTTTGTCGGTTGTAAGCATCCCTATCATTATTGCAAGCCTTCGATTGCTTCCTCCTGCTTTCGACTTCATCCGGCTGTTTAGTAAATTCGCCAGTTTCTCTGATTCAATGATGCTTTTTATCGTACCCCCTCTAATTGCTTTTAGGTGTTCTTCCAAAATTAAGCCAGTGTTAGAGGGGGCATCCGAAAATTTACTGTATTTTCCTGTCCCTGTGATTTTTTCGTAGAAATATTTATAATGCGGTTGCTGTCTGTCTGTCTGTCTATCTGTCTGTCAAATTCTATTTGACCGATAATCTCTGTCAAGTATTTTTTTGCACCATACACACTTTCAGATACTTCTTTGCTAATCAGAGGAAATCCATATTTTTTGCAAACTTCACTGAAAGATATTTTAGGTTTTAAAATCACAATATTATCAAAAGTCATGGCAAATTGCTTTAATTCTGGATATTGCGTTGGGACATCTGCAAAAACAAAGGGAATATTTTTGTATCCGCAGACTTTTCTAATTATATGTCCTAAAACAGTACTATCTTTTCCTGCACTAAAAGAGAGATATACACCGTCTTCACCATACTTGTCTACAAACTGGTCGATTCTATACTTTGTCATACGTATCTTTGCAGACAACGGCATGGCTTGCATTTGGTATAAATCAGATAATGTATGCTTATTTCCCATATCCTCATTCCTTTCTTACTATCGTTTCTGACTGCTCCTTGTACATCCTGCCCGCCATCTGCACCAGGTAATGCTGTAAGGCTTCTGCAACGCTGATTCTGTGCTTGGTGCAATATCTGTCAACGTAACGCTTAAAGTCCTCGTTCTGCTCGTACAGGGCGGTGTAATCAATGTTCTGCATCTGTTCCACCTGCCTTTATTTCCATTTCCCGTCATACGGTATGCGTTCTCCGCTTTTGGATTTTGCCCTGTCAATAAGCAAATCAGCATTGCCGCCTGCCTTTACGATCTCAATTGCATCATCAAGTAACACCTTTTCCCCATCCTTATCAATGAATAAAGTGATGTTATATTTCAACTGCTCCGTAACCTTGTCCGGGTCGTAAAGTCTGCTCTTTGTAAATGCCTTTTCCATCATCTCTGCGGTCTCATGCTCATAGTTACCACAGCAGTGACCCATATCCGCAAGACATCGATGAAAGAAATCTGCAAATCGGTCTGTGTTATAGTCCACTTCAAATGCCTTGGGAATATCAATCAGTATTTTCATCGTTCGCCCTCCTGTTCCAATCTGTAATTGCTTTTGTTCGCTCGTCTTTCCCTGTTCTGATGCCTCCGTCCTGATCCATGTACATCTCACATTCATAGCTTTTTGGAAATTCTGTTCCGCATTTCATACATTTGATTTTGAACATTACCCCAACAGCCGAATGTGATGACTTATTTGTAATGGTTAAGAACATTGCTTTTCCGCCACAGAACGGGCATGGTTTAAGTTCCATTGCTCCATTCTCCGTCATGTCTACTCCTCCAACAGTTCCGGATTGTCAAATACATTCCCAATCACTGAACATTCATCACCTAAAACTTCATAGCTTTCAGCAGATAATCTGTTTGTCACTTGGAAGGAAATTGTTTCATCATCCCATACGACTTTACCGATGCAATCTGCTTCTGCCAGTCCGCTTTCTGTACTGTATGAATCCCAGTAAGCAACAATGTCATTCTCCCAAATCAGATTACCGTTCTTGTCTTTCAGTCCGGTGCACTGGCAGATTGTTTCTCCGTCAACCTCAATAAATTCGTTAAAGCCAAGACCTGTGCTGTTCCACTGGATGATATAGCAACAGTCTGTGTAAGGCTCAATATAAAATGCACCCTCTACCCACTGACCATCTTTGATTCGTTTTGCTTTGAATAAATATCTATTCTGCATCCTCATTCCTCACTTTCCCGGTACGTCTCCGGCAGTGGAATCCACACCGGCTGATTCTGCAAGGCGGTGATTGCTAGCTGTAATGCATCCTCACAGCAATGATCCACTCCTGTTTGTCCGTACAGAGGACATTCTTCACAAACCTCTGAATACCGTTCACTCTGAGCCTTTAAGCAGTAAATAACTTCTTCTCTCTCCATCCTTGCTCCTTTCCGGAATCCTCGGCTTGCTCTCCACCACAGGATAACTGCAGTCATACGGCTTCGTGCGTCCGATTCTAATAGCATCAGCAACCGGATGTGTAGCCATGTAGTGTAAGTCACCGTTTTGAAAGTTTCCTGTTCCCTCTCTCACAAAGCTACACTCCTTTTTCCGTATGTACTTGCGATTCTGTATACATTGCAAATTTCTCTGTAATATTTTTCCTGTTCATGGATATGAGCATCTACACGGTCAAGTTCCGTCTCACACCACTTTGCAAATTCTTCTGTGGACAATGGTGTCTCTGAAACATCGAATTTCTCTTTGTTGTCAATCACAAAACACACCATATCGACCGGGATGTGGTTCAAATCCGCAAGAATCTGAATCTGTTTGTCCTTGTCATCTGCTTTTTCATAATTTGATAACAATTCATAGCCTGTCATCTGCATTTATATCACCTCTTATCAAGTTTGATTTCTTTGTCGTAGCAACTCTTCTTTGGATTTCCCTCTACCGGAGAAATCATCTTTTTAGGGTCTGTGGTGTATGCTCCGTTTAGCTTCACACCGACTTTCCCTTTTTCATCCACATAGCATGACGGCTTGTAACGATCCGGTGGAATGTAGTTGTGAATGCGCCAGTGCTTCACCAACACAACACCGCTGTCGAAAGATAAAAGGAATCTATTGTCTATCAAGGATTTCAAATCATCATCAGAAGCACCGCACATCCTTATGATTTTCCGTGGGTTGTTTACAAACCCGTCATCATCAGCGTTCATACAGATATGGAAATAAAGCATTTGAGCCGTAGCAGGAATATCCAAAAAAGCATCACTCTCAATTATTTTTGCACTGAACATTCGTTTTTCTGCCATTTAGAACTCCTTACTCAAAAATAGGCTTCTCAATATAGATACCGGTGTTTTCCACCAGTTCTCTCCACAAGTCCATGAAATCCTTTCCGTTGCACTTGTCTCCGGCTTTGTCCATGTGGTCAGAAAACTTATCCTTAAAATTCGTCAGCTTCTTCTTACTAAATCCATCTTCCATAAGAATTACCATTCCATATAGGATGTACCTTGTGGACAACTCATTGATAAGATTGTTACATCTGACCTGTTCCAGGATGCATTTCTGCGCTACAACCGACTTGTAATGTGGATAATCAGCTTCGGTAAATTCCTTGTACTCAATCGTCCAGTCTGCAAAATCGTTAAGCCTGCTCTGTAACTCCGTATAAGGCTCATTCTCGTACTTTTCGTTGTACTCGGTGAATTTACCGCAGAAATCAGAAAGTCTCGTCTGCGAGTACTTGTAGTCTTTCCACAAGGTATAGCAGAACAGTGTCAGTATTCCGGTGAATGGACTTCTCTCCGCAGACTGCTTCAAAAGTTCTGTCTTCCGCATAATTTTCAAAATTTCCTGCGGATTGTCATATCGTTTTGGCATTTTATGTATCACCTCCAAGTTCTGTGATTTTCAAGTTCTTTCAGTTGCACATCCGCAGCATTCACCTTCGTATTTCACCATTTTCTGAAAAACTCCTTTAATTTATTGCAAAATTGCTGAAATTTATACTTAAACAAGTACTTTTTAAAAGATACAGTTTCATATTGATAGCAAAGATACATAATTTGTTTTTGAGTAGAAAGAGATTCATAAAACTCCTTGTCAGTTTCTTCAACGTATTGTAAAAGTACTTCATAGTCTGTTTTATTCATTACTTTCACCGTCCTTTTCTCCATGCAAAAGTTCCATAAACTTCGCAAACTGTTTCTGTGACACCGAATTGTTCTGCTTCTCAGGCTTCAAACTGATGACTAGATGCTTGTCGGCAATGTTCGCCAGTTCCCTTGCAAGGTTAATTCTACCTTGTGCCAGTCCATCACGGTAACCTTTTCCCGGTCGGTACTCTGCGATCTGCTTCTTTCCATCACCTTGACCACCAGCTGTCTTGTTGCGAAGCTGATAACCATCGTCCGCATAACGCTTAATCCAGTACTGCTCCCACTTGTCCAGTTCTTCTACCGGATAATGTAAGAATCCGATTTTCCAACCGTATATATTTTCCGCAGAATATAATCCGTGGCTCTTCATGGATAAATCAATGTGTTGGTATCCGTTAAGATGCCCTGCCAGTCTTTGGAGTAGGTGTACCGCCTGTCCCACATACGCAAACCGAAAACCATCCTCGTCTGTTCTTGTCAGAAAGTAAATTCCACTTCCATCGTCCACATGTGGATTGACTGCCAGTATTCTTTCACGATTCTTTCTCTCTATGGATTTTGCTTTTGCTATATTCTTCCAATCAGCCAACCGAATCACCGCCTTTCAAATGGAATCAAATATCCGTCCGGCAAGGCATTTATAATATTTCTCAATGCCCCATATCCTGTTTTTTGCATATTGACTAAAGCATTGCTTTGACAGGTATTCAGTTCGGATATGTTAGAATCAATGCTCTGCATTATTTCACTTCTTAATTGCGGTGTAAGTGGTCTATAAAATGTGTCAGCCATTCGCACCACCATTTCTGTACTTTTCCAGTTCTGCAATCATGGTCTCTCTGCCAATATCTGCGCTCTCATACCACTCTACCGCATGAAAAACACCGTTAAGATTCTCGCTCAAAACCTCAATTCTGATACTTGCCGACCGGATATACTCAATCAACCGCTGTGTATCTCGTGCTATGTCCTCGTAACCGTACAACTGTAAGTGTTGCACCATAATTTCAAGGTTGGAGATACTTGACGGCTCCATTAGCTCATTGACATCCTTGTAGCACAAATAACCAAAACTTCCACCACTCAAAACGGGCACTCCTTTCCATTCTGTAAAATCCATTCCTTGCCTGCTGCCGCATAGTCTACATTCGCCAATGGATCAATCTTTTTTACCTCTGTGACACATTCTTTGGCATCAGAATTATCACGGCTTAAATGGCACAATATGACGTTCTGCAAGGCATCTGATTTGTTCGCAAGAACAAATTCCTTTACTGTTTCCAGTTCCATATGACCACGGTACACATGGGATTTCTTAGCATCGTTGGAATCCTCTGTAATGTACTTCTTCTGATAGTTACATGAAATAAGGATGTGGTTTAATTCATGGAACCGCCACTTAACAAATTCCGTGTCAGTTACATAAAGCAATTTCCCCATTTCCGGGTGAGTAATCAGGAATCCATAACAAGGGCATTCTGAACCATCAGCGTTGGTATGTGTCCACTTACCATCCAGTGTCGTAAGATCAAATGCCATTATTTTTCCACCAGTAAACCCTATTTCCATAGGTTCTAAACTCTCATATGGCTTAAATACTGGTATTCCCATGTGTTCAAGGTCTGATACGGATAATGAGTGGTCTTTGTGCGTATGGGTGCATATCGCACCCACAACACACTTAATATTCCAGTTAAGACCACGTTTTATGTCCATGATAGGAAGTCCTGCATCCAGTAAAAGTGTTTCACCGTTATCTGCCGTAAGAAGATAGCAATTGCCGGAAGAACCGGAACCTAAACATTTCAGTTTCATGCATTTACCTCATCATCCTGTGGGAAAGTATAAACTCCTCCAATTCCCTCTTGTGTCTTATCATCACAAATTGGAAATTCCCTCTCAATTTTTACTCTGTTATGGCAAAGATACGCATATTTAAGTTGTTTCATTGCTTCTTCCGCTTTTTCCTCTGTGGAATATTCAGCAATAACCATATCACCACAAAGTTGTTCTATACCTATGAGGTTCTTATTCAGAAAGTAAATTTCACCCTTAAATCTCTGAATAACCACCTGCTCATAAGGAATGTCTAATGTTCCATCCTGCGATATAATTCTCATGGTGTCCTCCTACTTAAAGCAATCCGGTGTCTCTGCGCTGGCAATGTCCGTCTCTGCGGTCTGCGGTACTTCCTCAAATGTTGTGTCAGGAAACTCGATAGTGTTTGCATTTGCCTGTACCTCTTCTGCCACAACTTTTTCTACATCAAGTTTCACATCGGAAACATCAGGAAATTCTTCCTGCGCATACAAACCTTGGAATTTATCCGGAAAAGCTTCTCTTAATGCCTGTACAACAGCAACTTTTCTTATCATTGTTGCAGGCTTTTTGGACCATTGACCGTTGATTGTTCCATCTTTTTTTCTTCCAACATATTCATCGAAAGATACTGACTGGTACTCCGGTGTCTCTCTTCCTTTGATAAACACTTTAGCCCAACCTCCTACAATAGATTCGTCCTTAAGGACAAAAGATCCTTCTCTTTCTTCAACGGAACCATCTTTCTTCTGAACAATAATTCCTGCTTTTTTTCCTGCATAATTCGGATTTGCATCGGCTCTTTTTGTAAAAACATCTTTTCCGGTAACAATCGTAGCAGGATCATTGTTTCCAAACTTAATGAGGTATGCTTCTTTCAAAAAAGGATTAAGATGCTGATATCTGCAAAGAGACATAAACATCATTACTTCCTGATCCGATACGTTTCCACCACCGCTTACAAGGTACTTTCTTACCGTTGTTGGGGAAATTTTTACAATTTCCCCATTTGATTCGTATTCCACAATTCCTGTGTTTTCCTGCTTCTTTTCGTCTGCCATGTTTCTACCTACCTTTCTACCTTTTTGATGCCGTCAATGTTAATGATGAATACCTGGCTTGTCTTTGGATTCTGAATAAGTGCAAGAGTTTTCCACTTATCGTCATCGTGTTGCGAAATGTTCAAAACCTTTGCAACCATTCCATTTTCAACAGAAACTCCATTAACAAAATTTTGTCTATAACTTCCAAGACCGCTCCATGTATAGTATGTTGAATAGCATTTACCTCTATGTGTTACCTCTACCATGTCACCGACACGGATTTCGCTGTCATCATCTTCCTGCGATTTTTCTTCCGGTTTGTAGTTTTCAAGGACAACGTACTCGCTGTGCCATGTGTGACACATTTTAACAGAGTTTTCAACCTCACATGTTGCGTTCTTAACACCAATTACTCTGAAAATCTCTCCGTTTTCATATGGTATAAGAAAAGGTTTTGCATCCACAATCTTGATGTACTCACCGACTTTGGCTTTTCTCTTCACCTCACGAACACCGTTATCAGAATTCACATCTTCGCCCATCAGTCGATTAAAAGCCAACTTAGCACCAGTACGGAAATCAAATTCATCAGCCGGATTGCATTTTACTTCTGCTTTCTCGCCAGTGGATTTGTCCAGTGCAACTACTTTGTTGTCCTTGCGGTAGATTACGATGGTTTCATTCTGAGTTTTAACTAAATCAAGCGCATCTTCTGCGTGATTCCATCCGTGCCCTTCTTTGGCGAATCCATTGCAATCATGACCGCCTACAAATTCGTCAAACTCAACCGAGCAGTAATTATCCGTCAATAGTTCTTTGACTGTTCCGCATTTCCCCACAGTTCTTCTGTTGAGCGTAACAATATCCTTTTTTACTTTTACTCTGTCTCCAACCTTAAATTTATGTTTTTCCATATTATTCTTCCTCACTTTCCGGCTCATTCATAAATCCACTTGCAACTCCCTGATGCACTGTCACATCAGCTTTGTAAATCTCCTTGATGCTTCTAGGCATCACATGGAATGTCACATCCGTATCGGCAATCTTACCTTTGAATTTCAAAGCTCCACGGTCTGAAAGTCCCAAGTACACACCCACGCAACACTTGTCATCAAAATTGAATATCACTGTGTCACCGGCATTGATTGTTTCTCCGCTTGTTGTCAGAACAGAAATGACTGTTTCTTTCTTAATCTGCATTCTCTTCATTCCTTTCAAACTCTTTCAATTGCTCCGCCAACTTCTTACATTCATCAGCAACATATTCTTCTGAACGAACGACATCGACACCAACAGGAAATTTACTTTCTATCATTTTTTGCATCTGATAAATTTCTTTACGGCTTGGGAATTTCTGTATTGCATAATCCAAATCCGCCTTATCTCCAGCGTGACCGCAATCGAACCCAAACCACCATAAATCACTTTTGATAGGATAATTTGAATTTGTTCCACCACCTGAATATGAAATACCTCCGTGACACTGGAAATATGCTTCAATTCGAATTCTTTCATCTTCATCAATACAAGCACCAAGCAAAGGGAAAATGCCACTTACTTCTCTGCCCCAAATATCTGATTTTTTTATTTCAAGATGGTAATCATAATTTTTTCCGTATAACGTATGATTCTTTGGAATGCCAACATATCCGCACCTGTGAGCCATATTTCCAAATATCACAACGCATTTATACCCTACGTGTTCAAACTCACGCTCGACAATGTAGCGTTTCTCTGTTTCATTACTCATTCTTCGCTTCCTCCACTTTCAAACTCGCATCATCACTTCTGCGGAACATAATCAACTGACTGTCAACATCAGGAATCTTCCAAGGGTCAAGGCTTTCGGTATCGTCAACCATGATAGGCAATTCCACCCCACACCGCTTCTGAAACGCATTGCAAATGTCAATCTCCGTCAGAATCCTTGCTCCGTGGTTCATGTTCCGGCTGTAAGGCTCTCCACGGTATGTAAAGTCACAACATTCTTCCGTGTCACCATTCACAAGAGGTCTGAACATCCGCACAGTGCAGAAAGAAAGATACTTGTTCACATCAGTTTCCAACAATTCGTTCTTCTTCCGGCTGAATTTCTTTAACAGGTCAAGCTGTGACTGCACATCCGTAATCTTCTGTGCAATGTTCTTTCGCTCCTGTTCCAGTTCTACAATACGCTTATCCACACTCTCGTTAATGCTTACGCTTGCCAAAGACTTATCAACCGCAGAAATATCATTGCGGATCTGCTCTTCATCACCTTTTAACTGGATTCTGAGAAGATTCATGTCAGTGAATTTGTTCATGGCAGCTTCTTTCTCTGCAATCTGTGACTGGACAGCTTTATATTCTTCCGTGTTGGAAATATCCACGCTTGCCGGAATGGAATTTAAGGCATTATCAGCAATGGCAATCTCTTTTTCCAACCGTTCCACTTCATCCTCGGTCTTTTTCAGTTCCTCACGCTTATGCTCCAGTTCTGCCTGATCCGCTTTGATATGTTTAGCGCAGGAAGAACCCTCTTTGGTAATCAATTCCAGTTCATGTGCCTTATGCGTATCAAACTCCGTTCTTAACTGCTCTTTCTTCTCTTCCGGATATTCCTGTCCACAGTAGGAGCAAATCAGAGAATTTTCATCAAATTTAAGGCTGTTATTCAAATCCCAACTCTTCTTCAAGGCATGTCTCTTCTGCTCATACTGTGCGATACGCTTTTCCAGTTCCGTGATCTCTTCACGAATGGTATCTGCCTTAAGCAACTCTTTCTGATGCTCATTCTGAATCTGATTCAGTGTTGTGCGCTTCTCTCTTCTGTCCACATCCAGTTTTTCATTTGCTTTCTGCTGTAATGCGCTCAACTGACCTTTTAACTCAATGATTCCATCAGAAAGCTTATCGTAGGACTTCATACTGTTCTGCGTATCTGTCTGCTGCTTAATGTTCTCTGACAGCTTATCCAGTAAAGCTTTCTTTTTCAGTTCCAGATCCGCAAGGTCAATATCTACTCTCCGACGGCTCACCTCGTCAATACGGCTAGGAATTTCATCTAACAGATCCTGCAATCCCTTGGTTCCATTTCTTCCCCTTGTGCCGTACAACTGCGTATTGCAACGCTTTTTCAGTTCATCAACCGTGCCGTCCTGCAGAACAGCCCTTAATGCTTCAAACTCCGGAAACTGATTGCAAATGTCATCATTACTGTGCTGACCAAACATATCAGCAAGAATTGCTCTCTGATCCGTTCCACCTTTCAGAAGAAGTGTCATGGCATTGATGCAAAGTGAGAACTTATCTTTTCCGCATACACTCTCTTCCAAAAATGCTTCAAAATCTGCTGCCTTTTTGGGAATATCATTCACATAGTAATCCGTGACATTGCCGGTAAACTCGCCTTTCTTATTGAAGTTCTGACGGCATACTTTTTTCAGAACCTTGTCTGTACCGCCAATCTCCACGGTAACTTCTTCGGTAATATCTCCGTCAATGTCATTGCCGTCCTTATCGTGCGGTCTGATTCCGGTGATCTCTCTGCCGTTCTCGTCACGGCATCCAAAAATATACTGAATTGCTCTCTTGATTGTGGACTTACCAACTTCATTCACACCGGAAACCTCTGTCCGGTCGTATAAATCAGTGTCCACTACGTTAGAACCATAGAACTTGCAGAAATTCTGCAAAAAGATGTGTTTAATCCTCATTTTTCCTATCCTCCCAAAGATATAAATACAGTGAATTAACAAACATATAGATTGAGACCGGCTTGTCTGTCTCATTGATCTCCTTGTATAGCTCTGTGCTTGGGTTCATCTTATCAACAACCCACTTGATCGCCCGGTACACGCTTTCCTTGGTTGTGCTGTGTTTCTCTCCGATAATCCGGTAGATTTCAGAAAGTCTTCTGTTCCGATTCTCAAACATCAGCGTTTCGACCTCGATGATGTACTGGAATCCCGGCAAGTACTGTTTCAGCCCCAGTTCTACCAAGATTTTTCTTATCTTCCTTTCCATTTCCTCACTCCTCCGGCTTTCAGTCTTCTGTTACGTGGATCATGTCGTCCTCTTCGCTGATATACAAGATTCCTGCATCTAACAGTCTTGCAATCAGAATCTCATTCGCACGGACGATGGGGATAATCTGTCGCTTCTGCATAAAAATACTCCTTTCTTAACCATTTTTTCTTCCCGGTATTGCGGTTTACAATTCTGTAATAGAATGCTGTTTCACGGTCAATTTCCCACTCTTTCGGACTGTAAAATATCTTTCCGATGCACCCTTTGACGGTAAACCGCTTTTTGGCACTCATACGGTGTCCTCCGCAAGTTTTCCTTGATTCCACCATGAGAAATCACAAACGCTGTCCCTTGAAAAAGAAGTAGCACCATTAGTCCATGTAAATATTTCCCCACCTTCAAATTTTGCAAAATATCTAGGTTTCCAAGGGTCACTATCGGAATCTCTTACGTACACTTTCGTGTCCACAGGCACTTTCGACCAGTCAACAGGTGGTTCAACATATTCCTGCTCTGCCCATTCTTTGAACCTTTCCCTGCATCTGCTTTTATCACTCCATGCGCAATCGGAACAAAGTATTACATTGCAATCACATAACTTTCCTTCTTTGTCCACAGCTATCTCTATACTATCAAGTGCCATGTCAATAATCTGTTCCGCATATTTCTCTCTGTTCGTCATTTTTCATTCATCCTTTCCAGTTCTGCGCTCCTGGTTAATATCCAGTCTGCGTAATCACTTAATTCTGTCTTTGTAGCTGCGTTCTTCTCTCCGTGGTAAACCATGAGTACAATTCCTACATCACAGTACTTTTCAAACAATTCCGACAAGTAGTCGGCTCCCACATGAATATTTCCGTCCACAGAGTAGATGTCCGTCACTCCCAAACGTTCCATGCGGTCTTTATGCCATCTGTCAGAAATCTGCATCAGACCTTTGCAACCGCCACTTTCCACATCCGGTCTGCCGGAAGATTCTTTCTCGATCATTGCCATGAGCATTTCCGGGCAGATGCCGTATTCCTCACCGTACTTTACACACGTTTCCTGTGCTTCCTCGGAGATAAAACTGCCGGATGGCTGTGCCGTGGATGTAAATGTGATGGAGAGTGCTATTATAATAGGAAGAAACAGCTTTAATGTCGTTCTCATGCGCTTTCCTCCTCGATAGGTTCAATGCCAATCTCTTTCAGCTTGTTGTATAAGAACATCCTGCCTTTCTGTGTCCATACGGTAAGTGGCTTTGTTCCGGTGCTTCCGTCATGCTTAACATAATCATTTGTCTTTGTTCTCACATAACCCTTTCCCTGGAAGTCTGCATACAATATCCACTGGTCACCTACTTTTCTCTGAATGCCGGCTGTTCTTAAAACTGAATTGAACCTCACCGCACTCATTCCGTAGTCCTGTGCAATCTGTGTGACTGTCATACAGTCGTTGGAAGAAAGAATCTTGTCCACATAGTCAACTTTTGGTGTCATATCGGTAATCACTGCATCCATCTGTTGCACCGTGGTCTGCAGCTGCTTAACCTCTTCCTCTTTCTGCGCAAGCATCCTCTGTGCTTCGACAACTGCCAGTGCAATCAATTCCTGTCCGGTAGGGATATGTGCCTTGATGGCATCTTCCATTTCGTGGAAACGGTCAATGTACTTTGCCGTAAATTCTGTTCCCCTAACTCCGGTCATCTTATGTGCTATGAACTCGCAGCCTTTCTTTGTTACAAGGTAGCAAGGCTGTGTCTTGTTTTGGCTGTTTTGATAGGTACTTTCTGTAAAGAAATCGGACTGGGAAATATTCCCCTGTCCTAATTGCTCATAATATCTTCTGATATCCTTAAGCAAATCGTTATGCTGTTTCCCTACCATTTCCGCTACTTCCACGGAAGATATTGTTTTCTGCTCTAATTCGTTCATTGTTCTCCTTTCTGTGGTATAATGTTCTAAAAAACTGGAGGTTTCATATGCTTCTCAAAATCGAAAGAAAAGTACTTAGGAAAACTGTAAAATCTTCTGAATGTTCCATTTCATTGTCTGAAATAGGGAATTACAATGGTGAAGATGTTTACCAAGCATTTTTGTCCTTAAAGGAAAAGGGATATTTCACCATAGTTAGTTCATCCATAAATCGTGAAATGTTCACATTCGCTTTGTCTTCAAAAGGAAGATTCTACAAAGAACATTTATTTCTCTCATTTTTGAGAAATATACTCATACCGTTTGTTGTAGCTTTAATAACTGCAACTGCCACATACCACTTAGAAAAAGTAGCAGATAGCTATTCCGACAGCCGCCCCAGCCAATGCACTTATGAGTTGAACCAATGCAGTGATCCAAGGTTCTAATTTGTCAAGAAGATCTCTCTTCTGGCGGTAAGTCCATTTTTTCATTCATGTTCTCCTTTCATTGCATGAGAAACTGCATTACAAATTGTCATATGCTGTTTCTCTTCATCATTCATGGACTTCTCAATTCTTTTCAGAGTACCGTCAATGCTCTTTAATGTTTTTAGAAGTTCTTTCTCAAACTGGCTTTGCATTTTCTTCCTCCTGTTTCTTAACAGATTCCTCTGCCATCTTCTCTGTCTTTCCGAGAATATATCCCTTGTCAAAATCGGACATATTCGGAATGGCTCTCTTTAACTTCTCAACGATTTTTTTCTCTTTTTCACTCATTCAATTAACTCCCTATTTGTGGTATACTCTCCTTATTCTGATATAAGGAGGTGAATTACATTGGATTCCAAAGAATACGCATCCGCTTACGCCATTGCTAAAATTTGTGGATATACCGGAAGTTTTGATGATTTTAAGAACCTGTACTACCAATACTATTCAGAAATCGTCAATTCTTTACCGGAAGAAAAACCACAATTAGCAAAAGCCGAAGCAATTAGCAATCCTTTCCAAATCCAGAGCCGTTCCTAAAAGGCGAAATGGCGGTAAGTACTTTGATAGACAAATCAATATTTGTTTCTTCGATTTTCTTATCGCCATCTATAATGCTTTTGTAATCTTCGATAATGTCAAACGCAATGTGCTGTGCCATCTCGTCAATTCCAACAAAACGTGAATCAGCTTTCTGAACTATATTTGCTTTACCGTTTTTGTCTAAAACCACATATCTCTGTTTTTCCATATTCTCACCTCTTTTCTGTTGACCTTGTAAACATATTATAGTCCCTTAGAAACTTTATGTCAACACATTTTTGTTGACTTGGGGACTTTTTGGGTGTATATTATTAGTGAAAGGAGGGATGTAAATGAATGAGAGAATCAAATCTTTGCGAAAGTATTTGAATATGACACAAGATGATTTTTCAAAGCAAATCGGCTTGTCAAGAAACTATATTGCGCAAGTTGAGATAGGCACGAAGACACCATCTGAAAGAACCATATCTGATATTTGCAGAGAGTTTGATGTAAACGAAGAATGGCTCCGAAATGGAACTGGTGAAATGCTTGTTCAGAAATCAAAAGACGAACAAATCTCTGAAATGCTCGGAGAAATTCAAAAGTCCGGTGAAGATACATTTAAGCACCGTCTTGTATCCGCACTGGCCAACTTGGACGAAGATGGATGGAACTCTTTGGAAAAGTTGATTGATTCAATCGCAAAAAAGAACGAATAAGAAAAAGCCAAGGGCAATGCGCAAGTCCTTGGCTCTTTTCCTTTATCTAAGTAATTTTTTAACATAGGCATAAATGCACTCTAACCAATGTAAATTATCGCAAGCATTGATTAGCTTTGTGATTTCCTCTTTGTAATCTTCTTTCCCCATAGTACACCCCCTAATCTTTCCGCACTTGGTAGCGATACCTAAATTATAGAACATATGTTCTTAACAATCAATATATTTGACTCACGTTTTTTATTGTTGTAAAATATCAACAAAAGAGGACGGTGAAAACGCCAATAAACACCGCCCTCGCCAGAACTTGAAGTCCCTTGAAACAAGGGATGTTACAAGTGTATCATGTGAAAGGGGGACAAAAAACATGATGAAAAAAGACCGAATCAAAGAAATATCGACACATCTATCAGTCAACAGAGTAAATTATATGTTAAGTTTTCGTGGGAATCTCCATGAGTTTCTCAATGAGCCGGACATGACGGTTTACAAGCTTGCTGATGAAGCTAATTTACCTTATTCTACGCTTAATTCACTACTATACGGTAATTCTAACGACACAAAGCTATCGACCGCTGTTGCGCTTGCTAGAGCCTTTGGAATCAGTGTAGACGAACTAGTAGGTTGTGGCACTATGGAAGATAAGATGTTGGAATCTGTCAAGATATGCCGCAGTCTGCCGGAACACTCTCTGTACCTTATCCGTTACTTCATACGTCACCAAGCTAAAATCTATTCCAGTCTTGAAAAATCGCACAAGTATATTTCTGTCCTTAATCCACAACTTATGAATGGAATTATCGCAACCACAAATGCTGTGGAACCCATGTGCATAGACAACTTACCGGAAGATATAAAATCCAAGACTTATATCGGTTTGAAAATTCCCTGTGACTACTATATGCCGTTTTATCTGCCAGGGGAAATTATTCTCCTTGCAGCGGATCGTGAACCGCAAGACGGTGAACGATGTATTGTGACCAGTAATGGTGGGATATATATTGTCGTTAGAACACATATAATTGAAGACGGTGTAAGAAAATGGAGATATGTTCCGCTTATGTCTCCGAACAGCATACTCCCGGAAAATCTTATTGATGACATGATAGGATATGTGGTTGGTTTCGTCAACAATGACGGTGATTGGGGAATCAGATAAATAGATTAAGAGCATGGCTTTTACACCATGCTCTTTTTTGTTGTTATTTCGCAAATATTTTTTTATGACTGCTTCTGTAAATGGCAAGTTAAGCACCGCAACTGAAGCCATTGTCCATGATAATATCACTGGCATATTTACATATACCAGAATCGGATATATATGTGTTGGATGCGGTACATTAACTGTCACAAATGATATAGGTGCATACTCCGCTATAGTTAGTAATCTACCACAAACGTATACAGGTAATCCTTATCCTGGTGCCTTTGTTGCGGAGGACAATACTTATAATGATTTTTATATCAATGGATCAGCAATCGTAAACCGTAAGCCAGTATCAAAAGGGCATACGTTGAGGCTATCATGTATCTACATGTGCCAATAATTATTCAAACAATACCTTCAATATCTATATTAAAAGTATTATTTTTACTTACGACAATAGTATTTTGCATATAATTTCCATTCCAGTTGATACCTATTTGATTATTTACATCATAGAAGTATATATTAATACCACTCCATCCTAAGTTATTAATTATATGTGTCCAAGCTGGAATATCTTCTTTTGCAGTTAACTTTGCAATGACACGTATTGTTCGGTTTGTTGAATAAACATAAACACTGCCATCAACATAATCTGTGTTTATTTCCGATGTAATATCACTTATATAAATATTGCCTAACTTGCCATTTACATCACTTAATCCCCCAGTGATAGTACCGTCACCAATAGTCGAAATATCGGTAGTTCCGATAAGGCCTATAAGTGATTTAATGTTTTTTACAGCCAGTTTAAGTTTTCCAAAAATAGATGATAACTTTTCTCCTGTCGTTAATTCCTCTAAAGTTGTTGCTTCTTCAAACGCCGCAGTCAAATTACTACCGTCACCAGTTTTGGTCAAATAGTTTGTCAAATCTGTTTTGGGAATTGCATCTATTTTTTCATCAACAGTGGTTTTGTCATAATAATTTGTCAAATCAGAAACTTTTTTTGTAATGTATCCAGCATCATTTTCTAATTCGCTAACTTTTGTAGGTATACCTCCTGTTTGCTGTTTTGCCTGCTCCATATAATACTTTGCGTTATCTGTATCTTCTCCCTCTCTTGTTCCGGTTCCACCTACGGCATAAGATTCAGCCAATACAGATTTTGCATTTGCGGATTGCGCATAAGCAGATGCATTTGCGGATTCTACTCTAATATCTGCTAAATAATTAGGCTGCAGCATATCATCTGTTACTGATCCTGTTTTGATTGAAAAAGAATAAGTCTTATTCTTTCCAGTACCAGTCACGGAAACAGTTATGGTTGCAGAATCTTCAAATGTCAACACCGGAATCATAGAACCAATATCAGCTGTAAACTGTGTTCCATCTTCTGTAGTCATGGTAATGATTCCGTCATCAGACATGGAAAATTCGACAGGTATTTTTTCAATATTAAGGTCAAAAATAATTTTTTCACCGTTGTATTTTGTAATAGTAATAACACCGGTTGTTTCGTCCATAGTCCAGTCTGCAATATTTCCGTTTATTGCAGACTTGTCTACTTTTAAGGCATCCTGTGATATGATACGGTTGTCCAACGCATCAATAGCAGAATCCATCTGATTAAGATTGTATGCATCTAAATCCGTGTTTTCACTGGGGTAATCTTCCCAGTTAATTCTGGTATAAACCTTATTCAACGCCATCTGCAGATACCTCGCTTTCCTCTTTCATAATCTGCATATCTGATAACTGTTTAGTCTCCGAATACACTTCATACAGTACAAGCCTTTTCACCTCGATAGGCAACGGTGTTTGATTTAATACTGTCACAAGGTTGCTTTTTAATTTCTTAATCTCAAAGTTTGCTGCCATATCAATTCTCCCTTACATAGATTTCTTTTCCTTGCTCTTCTGCATATGCATACAGATTTTTGCACAGTTCAGATACCTCATATCCGCTCTGTGCAACCACTGTATCCGACATGTCAATAAGTTGCTTCATAAACTCTTCAAAACCATCTCCATCTTCCGTGCTAAACAATGTGGCATTGATTTCCGTAAACGTGGAAATTCCAATGGTAAAAGCTATATATTGCTGAATTTCTTGCCTTTCTTCCATTACTTCTTTCATTGTTTTTCCAATAATCGTTTGAAGAATAAATATTTTTTTTACCATAATAAATCTCCTACGTCATAAGTGTGACAATTCCAGATGTTGCAGTGAGCAAACCTCCAAGTGATGAAACTCCTGTAATAAAATTAACATTATGTCCAGGATAATCAGCAACATTGGCTGTTTGTGTTACCAAAGATACATCTGATACGGTTCCATTTATATAATTTTTTGTGACACTTAATGTGGCACTTGTCAGTACTGTCTTACTGCCTAATATTTGAGAAGTTGTTGATATGTTTTTTACATATTGTGAATCATATGTTGCTCCATTTCCTACCACTAAAATTCCGCTTACACTTACCATTGAAGCATCAATAGTAAGATATTGTCCCAATCCTTTTATAGATCCTGTGCTTTGCAATAGTTCGTTATAAAATTTAATTTCACCTGATGATACTTCTGTGTAACTTCCGTCTTCCCCTATAGACTTAAAACTACCAGTCATTACTGCGTTTTTAGCTGTTATAGTTCCATCTGCTGATATGCTACAGTTATCTGCTTCCAATACAAAACGGTTTCCAGAAATACTTACCTGTCCACTTTCAACACTTAACTGAGAACTGACATCACCTTTTGATACTTTTAATTTGATTTGGTCTGCCTGCAAAGATATTGCCGCTGCCAATTCTACTTCTGTATCTGTTGCCCTTTTCGCTTCTGCTTCAATTTTTCCTGCATTTTGCGTAATTTTCGTATCCAATCCGCTCTCTACATCCTTGATCTCAGACCGGGTCTCTTCTACATTCCGTTCTAGTTCATTAGTCTTTCCACGGAGTTGAATTATACTTTTGTTAATTCCATTTACCTGTTCACTGTACTTTGGAGATTTTCCGCTTGCTGATATGGTGTCTGTCGGTTGTTGGATTCCTTTGTATGTTCTGCTCAACACATAGCTTTCTATGATTTCTTTAGCCGTATATACATTGACTGCTTCTCCAAGGCTCAAACAAGGATTTCCTATTTTTTCACAGTTATAAGGTCTATATTTTACAACTTTAATAACCTCATACAGATTTCTTGCAACCGTTTCTAGGGCATCTGCACCCATTCCATAAACAAGGAAATTATCTTGCAAAATATAACTGTTGTCGTTCTCGGTAATCTCTGTATCCGGGTAAACTGCACCAATATCATTTTCTGATTGTCTTATCTGCACTTTTGTAACTTTTTGGCAGACAAAATCTTCATATTTAACTGATTTGTATTTTCCACCAGTAACCTTTTCTTTTTCAGAACCTTTTCTAGGGTATAATCCTTTCTGTGGATATAATCCTTTCTGTGGATATAAACCGGATATTATTTCTTTAAGGAAAACATATTCAAATTTTCCATCATGGTTAATGTGGCCAAAGCATCCATTTATTGAGCAGATTGCTTCCATGACCGTCTGGCCAGACAACTCACTTGGTTTGATTGTTTCTGCCACTTCCATGCTGTCATTAGGTAATGTGATTGCTACTTGCTCAACACCAAAATATGAAAAAAAACTGTCTCTGAACTGATTTATGGTCAGAGGAAACTTCAATCCGTTATACCAGGAAGATACTTCTGATTCTCCAATATCGTATATGGCGTCATATGCCGTCACATTCCTGTAACGCTTATCATCTGTTGGTTTATCGGAAATGACACGGTATTTGCCGAAAATAAACGGGGTGTCAGTATGTCCATTAATCACAGCTGAAACATTTATTTGTTTCCCAATCATGCTTGTGAACACGTTGGAAATTTTGAATTTTAACTGTGATGCATTGCACTGTCCAAATGTAAGGTAATCATCATCACATAGTATTTCTTTTAATTCAAACTGTTCAAAATGGATTTCGCTGTTGGTGATTTTTACAGACTTGTCCTCTGTTTCAATTGTGATTTCCTTTTTGGATGCGCTTTTATCAAACAAATCCGCATAGGTATAGTTACTCATTCGCTACACCTCCGACAAATGAAAATTCTATCTGATTGTATTTAATCTCTCCGTCATAAGTTCCGTAGATTGTAGGCTTTATATCAGCCATATATCCATATTGTGTGACATATTGACCTAAAAATGGAATGTATGCCGTGATATTACATCCCTGTTCCGTTGCATCAATAAAGTTTCTTCGTATCCCGGACAGTAACTCTTGCAAATCGTCATCCGTCAGCATCGCAGGCGTTGAAAAATCAACACTTAATGCTTTTAGCTCCACAGCATTTCTATGTACGTATCCATTTGCATCAGTCCACGGGTCTACATCTTGCATATTTACAGCTGGCTGATAACTTTCAGCGGCTATAAATCTTGACTGGTCAATAACGTAATCTCCAATTTTTAAAAGCCATCCTTGATATGCTGACATACACTCACCGCCTTATTGCATAAAAATAGACAGCACCCATTCAGAGTGCTGTCTGTGTTAAAATACATATACATTCTTGTGTTTTTGGTTAAATTGCTCTTGACCGTATTGTCTTGCGGCAATTCCAATTTGATCTGTTGTTATTCCAAACTCTTTCTCAAGGATTCCTTGCAGTAGCTGATTATTCTGTTTCAGAAGTGCAATTTCCTGTTGTGCCGTGGAATTAATAGCATCTTTGATTCCAGTGATTTCAACTCCACCGGCAACCGCTGTTTTTCCACCTACTGTTCCGGCAATCTCCGGTATACCGTTCTCTCCTGCCATGAACATCGTATATCGGCTTGGAACGTAACCACCTTTTTCAAATGTAGGTATTCTTCCAACACTAATGTGTTGTATATTATTCGGAACTGCGTCACCAATTTTAGGTATTAACCTTGCTGCAGACATCAAACCATTAATAAGGTCTATGGCATTGTTTATCATGGTTTCTATTCCACTTATTACAAGGTTCAAAGGAGCTATTGCAACATTAGCTGCTGTTTTAAATGCTGTTCTAAACGCCGTTGGAATGTTTTCAAGCAATTTATTCCATTTTGTTGGTCCAAACTGCTCTGAAATTTTTTTCCACCAATTTGAAAATCCTGTTTGGTTCCACCATGTTGTAAAAGAAGTCCATTTTTCAGAAAGTGATGACTCTATAGTTTGACCCATTCCTTGCCACTTTTCCTTTGTGAACCAAGGAGATACATTTTCATTAAACCAGTTTCCAACAAGTGGTGCTATATTGATAAGTGCAGATGATAGACCAAAAGTATCTGACATATCTACTTTTGTATTTTTTATTTTATCAATTAGCCAATCAATTTTATCTCCAAAATCATCAAGAGTGCTATGTTTTGGAAGCAACATTGTTCCTGTCAAAAATCTATACAAATCATTATCTGTTATATCTTTGTACAAATCATCCCACGCAGTTTTTAATGTGGTAAAATCAGTATTTTTTAATGTATCAAAAAAACCATTTTCACCAAACCACGTAAAATTGTCGTAGTACTCTGCGTCTTCTGGGAACAATGCTTTCCCTAAAGATTTTCCTACATTAAATCCAATCTCCCAAGTAACCGCAGATATTGCAATTGTCGGAACTATTCCTATACTTGATCCTAGTACTGTGGCTGATAACTTATCCGATATTTTTCCCCATATGATATCTCCAACACCAGTAAACTTTAAAAGACCTATTGCTGTGATAATCGTGGTTTCAATCGGTGCAGCATCAAAACTTCCTTTCCACAAATCGATAGCCGCATCTATGGCAGTCTCTATGAAGTTTCCGGCAGATGTAAACACAGCAGTCCAGTCAATACCAGCAAGAAACTGTCCTATGTTTTGCCCAATCTGATACCAATCTACAGATGCAATAGCATCGGACATCCAGTTAAATATTCCTGTGACAATACCGGATAAATCTTGTCCTGCTTCGAAGAAATCACCATTGAATAAATCTTTGAACAACTTTTTCACAGGTTCAAGAAGTTTTTCTATCTTATCCGCCCAGCCTAGAGCTGTATTCTGCATCTTGTCGAATGCTTCCTGCCATACTTTTTCGTACTCCGCAGTAGCATCCATGATTTCTTTGGTAAGGTCAATTCCTGCTCCACCAGCACCACTTCCGGAACCACTGGATTTTGGAGTTGAAATAACTTTCAATTTATCAAATGCTCTGATTCCGCTTTGAGCATTTTTTGCACTTGTACCAACTTTATCAAGTGCATCTGCAGTGCCTTCCAACTCTTCATTGTACCCGGATACACCTTGACCGAATGACGAAAAGTCAATCTTGATTCCCAGTAAATTTGCAACACTGACAAGCAGTCTCTTAATCGCAATTACCACACCGTTAATAACAGGAAGTACTTTCTGCAATACCGGAATAAACAACTGTCCCAGTACCATACCGGCTTCTTTTACGTTGTTGGTAAACTGACGGATCATATTACTTGGAGAATTAATTGTATTCGCCAAGTCTCCCCATGATACTTTGGACTGGTCTAAGATTGCCAGTAGACGCAACTGCTGTTTCTCTGCCTGTGACATTTCAGATACAGCCTTTTCAATGCCGTATCTGTAAGCATAAGTCTGCAGTGTGGCATTCGTGATATCAATACCATACTTATACAGTGCTCTTGACTGACCAATCAAACCGGACTGTAAGTTTGTTGCAACTGTACTGTAATCCACGTTAAACAGAGAGGAAATATCCCCGGCAAGCATTGTCATGGACTTTGAAATTGCCGTAGTAACTTCTCCGGTCTGCCCTAAAGAGTTGGTAATAGATGCAAGTTGTGAAGCGTACTGCGTAATCTCCTGTAAATTCAGTCCCAGGTTCTTCATTCCGCTTTCAGAAATCAATCCACCATCTACATCTACTTTCAGACCGGACATTTTACCAAGCAGTTCATTTACACGGCTTCCAAAACTCTGCGCATAATCCTCTGCGTTGTCGTAACCGAATTTTTCAAAATCCTTGCCCCATTCCTTGCCTACTTTGTTAAATGCTACCGTGTAGTAGTTAAATGCTTCGATATAGTCCGTAGTTCCCTCTATGGACTTCCACAGACTTTTAATTCCACGGATCACAAGGAAATATGTTGCGTAGAATCTGCCGAAAGCCGCAGCAAGGCTAAATGTGCTTTTCGTGGCTCTTCTTGCGCTTACCGTATAGGTGTTCAGATTACGTCCTAAAGAGTTTGCTGCTCTCCCGGATGCCGCACCAGTAGATGCCAGTCCTGCCAGTGCATTTGTCATGCGGATAATGTTCTCACTGACATTTGGAGCGGTTGAAAGAGTTGTAAATAACTGCTTCAAATTCTTTGCCAGTAAAGGAATGTTTGTGACTGCTCTGCCTGATGCCACACCACCAAGTCTTGAAATCGAAGATGCTATGCTCGCAATATCCCCTACTCCATCTACTTTAGTTCCTGCCATGTCAGCAGAAAAGGTCTTCAATGCAGATGAAATTCTGCTTAATCCGCTTGTATCTATTTTTCCCATTCTGTTAATGGAATTTGTCAATGTGGAAATATTCTTAATACCGCTTGTATTCATGGAACTGGCGGCATTTGCGATACTCTGTATGCTATTAGAAATGCTTGTCAGTTTGGATGTATCAATAGACAAGCTTCTCTGAAAATTCGTAAGGCTATTTGCCAACTTATCCAGTGCCTTACTTGCGTTATTCGCATCCGCTTTTATTTTAATCTGTAAAGAATCAATATCTGCCATACCGCACCGCCTTTACCGCAATAAAAAAGGAAGTGTCTGCCACTTCCAAGAAAAGAGCGGCAAGCTGTGACACCTACCGCTCCTAAAATTACTTTTTGAGATATGCCCTTGTAACCGCACCGATTTTTCCGTCCACTTTGATACCGACACTCTTTTGGAATGCTTTTACTGCATCAGAAGTGGTTTTTCCGAAATATCCGTCAATGTTCGTCTTACCTTTCGCATTTACAGACGGCATAAAGCCTTTCCTTACAAGTTCGTACTGCGCCCACTTGACATCATTTCCCTTCATCATTGCCATACGCTTGTAATAAAGAAGTCTTTCCGGCTCTGTATAAGGGTTTCTATGGCTTGTAGAATCCTCATATACGGCATCTAATTCCTTGTACCATACATTCATGTCTACATTGCCTACAATACCGCCTACACGACCTTTAGAAGTGTACTGCCAGCCTACCATGTTAGGTACTTGCGGCTGATACTTCACATTACACTTGCCGTTATTCTTGCCATACCGTGCAATCCACATGGGATAACTCACACCGCCATAAGGCTTAATGTATGTCTTGTAAAAACTTTCCCCAGTGTATACACCGAACTGTAATCCTGCATCGGTGATTACCTTGCCGTAAGCATTGATAATGGAAATAATATTTTTGCCAAGACCTTTCATAACGGCATCTTCAACATCAAGATATACTGTCACTTTTCTGCCATTAAGAATAGTAAGCACTCTTCTTGCATCAGATCGTGATTTTGCAACCGTTGTAATATATCCGTATTCATATACTCCGTGCACATGGACATTGTGCTCTTTACAACCTTTCCAGTTCTCTTCAAACTTCTTGTCCGGGTTCAAATCCTTACGGATGACTTTCAAAATAGCAAAATCAATACCGTTCTGTTTTACCGCCCACCAGTTAATCGTCCCCTGGTATGAGGACACATCAATTCCTGTTAAACTCATGTTTGTTTCTCCTTTTTGGGATGTGATAATTCAAAATTAGCCTGCATTGCCATAAGTCCTGCGAGGAACGCTTTTCTTTGCTTCTGAAGTTCTTTTTCATTATTAGCAATGTCCGCACGTTCTATAATAGGCTTGTCAATATACTTCGATTGTGCTTTTCTACCGTTTAGGCAATGGTCTACGGCAACAGATGTTGCTGCCAGTCCATATTCTCCCCACCACATCCACATTTCTCTGTCTCTCTGCTTCATTTCTAGCTTGTACGCTTCTGCATAAGGCTCTAAATCCGCAGGGCAGGAAGAATCTATATCTTTTACTGTAAATCCGTATCCTTTTGTGCATAAAAGCCACATAGGACGTACTTCTTTACAGTATATTTCCCATGTTAGTTCTCTGACTTCTCCGGTGCTTTCTTGGAGTTCTTCTCTTGCTCCTGTTTCAGGAGCTTCGCTAAAAAACCGTTTTCAAGCAACTCTCCTTGCACATCAGCAAATAACTTCTGAATGTCAGATTCGTCAGAATCGAAATAATCATCAAGCATGGAATAAACCTCGCTTAACTTTGCTTCTTTCTGCTCTTTGTTGTAAGGGTCGAACCCGTATTCATCAGAGTGGTATTTCTGTAAACCGACAAGAATCAGTTCCGGAAGTAACATGAGAATGTTATTCACTGATTCAATGCCGTCTTCCTGCTTTTCAAGGTTTGCCAGTTTCTTGATAATGTTGTTTTTTACGGTTGCTTCGTAACCGAATTTAATGTTCAGTTCCTTTTTTCCGAATTTTACTGTCAGCATATTTTATCCTTTCCCCAACATTTTGTTGGAAAGGAGCCGCCCAAAGACGGCTCTCTTTTGCTTAAATCAATGTATCGTCTACCGTTTCATCAAAGTCAGCCACGGCAGTGTTATTTGTTTCTGACTGACTTGCTATTCCCCCGTTGTCAGTGCAACAGTGGAATCCAAACCTTTGTATTCCTCAATAGTAAGGTTCATTTCAATCGTCAGAAGTTCATTCTGTCCGATCTCTGGCTGTGGAATCTGCTCAGGTGGCTGCGCCACAACGAAGAAAGATTTCTCTTCTCCGGGAATGACAGTTTCAAACCACATTCTCTTTCCACCGGTAAGAGCCTTGTAGGCTGTGATAAGTGCAGTCCATTCAGCTACTGTATCTGATGTGAAGTTGACTGTGATTGCAAAAGATCCACCAGTATCTGCACGACCTTTTACATATCTGGTGATTGCATCTTCTAACGCAGAAGCATCAATCTGTTCCGGTTCAATGTTGATGCCGCCAATGGCATTGATTCTTGTAAGTTGCTTAAAACTTGTAGGTTTTGTTCCGGCGGTTGTCTCTGTACCATATCCGAAAGTAATGCCTAAAGTAGAAATTCCGGCTGCTGCCATAATTTATACCTCCTTAAATTTGCATAAAAAAATAGAGCCGAATGGCTCTAATAGTTACAATGTATCGTCAGCACCGACTGTTCTTCTAAACCGTGCGGTGCTTCTGTATGTGTCCTGCGAAGTATTATTGAACTCCGGCATGGAAGTTATTTGAAATCGCAGACGTTTGAAAAGTCCAGCAACCGTAGCCATGATAGCTTCGGCTTCTTCCTGACTTTTGTTGGTTATCACATCCACCTGGTATGATGCTGTGATTCCATTAACGGAACGTGCTTCAAGGTCTTGTCCTGTCTCTGTGAACGGCATAGCATGAAAGTACACCGTAGGGAATGTAGGGTCTGACAAATCCTTACTTTTGTCCGTCACATAAGCTTTAGGATGGCTCTGCGGTATCTTCATTTTTAAGTACGATGCAATCTTGACTTTGAAATCTGATACCCACTGATATTCATTATCCACTACCAAACACCACCTTTGCTGTTTGTGATACAATATCACGAAGTTCTATTGCAGTCAGGTACATAAATGGTCTTGACGGCATACCTTTTGTTATATGAAGTTTTCCATCATCTCCGATATAACTCCAGTAGTATTCTCCGGCTTTCACATAAGTGTTTCCATGCACTTCAATGTCTTGTAATGCTTGACGAATTGTTTTACCGGAGTTGTATTTCCATGTAACACCTTCCGGCAAATCATACGGATAAGGGTTTTCTGCCCCCATCTGACCTGTGCCAAACTCCACAAAAAGCGCATGGTCTGTACCTGCGACAACCGCCCAAACACCGCCACCTTTTACAGAACCAACATACTCTGCATGAATGCTCCGTAAAAGTTCTTGATTAAATATAGCATCAAGGTCAGCAATCTGCACTCTAGCAATCTCTACGCCCTTTTCTGCCAGTGTTTCAGCCAGTAGCCTGCATTTATACTCTAAGTTATTTTCATAGTCTCTAAGAGCCTTTACAGCCGCTTGTATGGACTTTGGGTCAAACAGGTTAATGTTGATTGTCTTTCCCATATCACTTCACCGTCTTTTGCAGTAAAAATAAATCTGCTGTCAGCCCTTCATCTGCAACGCCTTTGACAACATAGTCCGCAGTCTTGTTGTCCACAAGTCCGTCATCGTCACGACCTACTTCTGACTTCTTCCAGATAACATCTCCTGCCTTAATCGGCAAATAGCCTTTGTCGGTCACAATCTGACAGTAGGAACTGGAATCATCAATACCAAATTCTTTTACCAGTACTTCCGACAGCTTATTGCTGATGTTGGCAGAAAAAAGGACGGGTTCAGAATATCCGGTAGTTTCTCTCAAAACCACTGGAATCCTTTCTCCGTCCATCTCGATGTACTTTATTTCTCCGTTTTCGCCCCGGTCATAAATCGTGACTTTCTCTCCCTGCCGTGAGTACTTCATGTCCTGCTTGTTAATGTCAAGCATCTTTCTTCACCTGCTTGTAAATCTGATTTACACCAGTGCTTGCCAAACCGGAAACAATTCCGACCGCAATCGCATTCAGTACATCATTTGCCGGGAAATCCGGAATAACATACATTCCTACTACTCCGAGAATGCCACCGACAATGCCGACAACAACCGGGATGTAGTTATCCTTAATAACCGGAATCAGCTTCGCTCCAATACCGGCAAGATAACAGATAACCACGATTGCAACACAAGTTCCTACCTGTGAAAAATCCATCATTCCTTACCTCCGTTCTCTTTAATGTTAAGTCTTTCCTCAATTCCATCAAGTCTATGATGCGCAGATGCCGTACTGGCTTCAACCTTTGTCAGCTTCTGTTCATGCTCTGCAAGCTCTTTCTTCATCTCTGAACGCTCGCTTTTCATTTCATTGATAGTATCAAGGATGGTGTCCAGTTTCATGTTGATGCGTGTGTTTTCTTTCACACGTTCCTCAATATCCTTTGTGTCTGTTCTTTTGCTATTTTTCAGACCAATGTAGACGGAAAAACCGAGTGATAACACGCTTATAATGATTGCTGTAGATAACTCTATAGTCACATCATATACCGCCTTCCTTGTTTGTTGGCACACCGCCCACCACCCTTAAAGTGTGCCGCCTGCAACCTTATTACTGGAATCAGTAACATGGTCACGCACAATCTTCTTTTAATTACAATACATTTGCAAATGGAAATACGCCAACAAACAGATCCTCACGGTCTCTCCATTTTCTCGACACTCCATTCTCTGAATAGCTTGCCATGAAGTTTTCACCGGCTTGCGATCTGTCATACACGACAAGATTAACCACAACGGACTGAAATTTTTTCATATCCGCAGCAATCTTCTCTTCCGTGTAGCTTTTCGGGTATATTCTCTTTGCTCTGATGTCGGCTTCTGCTTGACTGATAAGTTGTTCCAAAAGAGGATTTTCTTCCAAATGGTCAAACACGACCTCGGAACTTTCAGAATCAATATGAAATTGTTTCAGACGGATTTTTACTTGCTCCAAAGTCGTATATTCTGCCATGTGCTACCTCTTAAAGTTCAAACTTTTCAATCAGAATCTTTTTCAGTTCCGCACCGCTGATTTCTTCCGCACCTGAGACACCGTGTTCTGCGGCTAACTTCTGCAAGTCTGCCGTAGACATACGGTTGATTTCCGTCTTAGTATATGCGGTTTCCTCCGGGATTTCTTCTTTTACTTCGGTGACGGTTTCCTCCGGGATTTCTTCTCCCGGAAGATACCATTTGCCTTTGTATTTGACTTTGTAATCAAATTTCATCAGCATACCTCCGATTAGTAGCACTTAATTACATAGGTGCTATCCATTCTCTCGTAGGAAGGCAGTACGATTTCTGATACTGTAGTCTTGGTTTGTACGGGATCCTCTGTTACGCTGACAGCAACAGCAACACCAGTATTCACAAGTCTTACATCTGTGGCAGGATTACCCATGAGTGTACGCTCTTCGGGAGTAGTGCCGTACCATGTACTACCCAGTGCACCGTTAGGAATAAGGGTCGCAAATCCATCAGGATAAAACTTATGAGCAGTTCCGCTTTCATCCTTGTACTGCTTAGTGTATACAATGATGCTAATGCCAAGTTCGGTAGAGAAAAGTTCCTTTACTCTCGCATCGGTCATAAATACATTTGCGGTTGTATTCTGTGCAAGAACAGCACTCTTGATCTTTTTGTTCTGTTTTAAGTAGTTCATGGTCTTCTTAGAGACAATCATGATGGAAGGTCTCTCGCCAGTAGCTTCTTCTACGGCATCAATGGCTACGGAAACATCATCCATAGGATCAGAGTTCTCGGTATCAGACCACTTATCGGTCGTAGTTGTAAGTTCTGCAAAGTTGTTGGCTTTGTAGGTTCCGTTAGGGTCATAGTTATAAGCGTAGGTTACACCGTCAGCCTGAATGGAAATCTTAGGAGATCCGTCACTGGGTGCAAGCAGCTGCATAATCATACGTTCAGGAACTACATCAGCACCTTCCACAAGAGTATTTGCATCATCAAAAATTCTGCTTAATACTTCTGCTGCGTAAGGGTCTGTGCTGTCCTTAATACGCATGATTTCCTGTTCGTCCTGTTCTTTGATAATCATAGATTCACGGAAGAATGCCATTTCTGTCTCTTGCATCTTGAATCCTTCACGGCTTCTGATAGTGGAAACTGCATCAAAATTAGATGCTTTCAGGGTAACAGGAAGTCCATTAGAAGTCTTAATCCACTTCAAATCCAGTCCCATTTTCTTCTTGGCGGGGAATAAGCCGGAACCAAGATATGCAATTTTATTACTTGCAACTTCTGTATGCACAAGTGCGATTGCTTTCGCATTGTAGGCATCTCTAATGTTCATTATTTCCTCACTTTCTACCGCTATCTTTCAGCGGTCAGCGGCTACATCTGTCTGTAGTCGGTTTCAGTTATTCAAATACAATCAGTGATAATCCTGTCTTTACACCATCGGCAATGGTAATACCTGCATTTGCGTTAGCATTTGCTTCATTTACACAGGCAAAAGCCTTAATGATAGTTCCGTTGGGGTTGCTATCGTAAACATCGTTAAGCAAAATACCTACTGCTGCATCATCGGTGCTTCCGCCATTTACTTTCTTTCCTGTCGCACTAATAGGATTACCAGCCTTGCACACACCATTAGTGAAAGCACTTGCATCCAGTTTAATAGGAACAAATAATTCACCGCCCAGCTTTCTCTTAAGAATTTCTAACTGGGTAGTTACACTTGTTTCAGAGAATTTCATTTTGTGTACCTCCTTATAAGTACTGGCTAACTACAGCTTCGGCTTCTTTGTTTGTTCCAGCTAAAGTCTTGCCAATCTTTTCAGCCGCTTTTTCGGCTTCTGTTTTTTTGTCATCTTTTCCACCGCCAGCAATTCCACCTCCAGGATTAGTAGATCCGTTTGCAATCTCCTGCTCCTTGGCTTGTGCCGCAGCAGTCTCTTTATCAGAGATAATTTTTCCGAGAACATCAAAATCAAAACTGCCGTCATCCTTTACAACCTGTGCCGCCTGTTCTGATGTGATTTTGAATTTGTCAGCCGCACTTGTACGCTGAGTTGCTAAAGTCTGTGCTTTTTCCAACTCTGCGATACGATTATTTGCTTTCTCTAACTGCTTCACTGCCTTTTCCTGTTCGGAAAGATTTTGGTCTTTCATGGCATTAAACTCTTTTTCAATGCCCTGTAACCGTTCCAGTTCAGCATTGTTTTTGGTTGCCTTGGCATTTGCTGTCTGAACATCTTTGCCGTTTTCGGCAATAACCTTTTCAATCTGTTCATCAGTTAATCCCATTGCCGCTAAATCTTCTCTCTTCATAAATTACCTCCGTTATGTCCTACGTTTTTTACGGTGCAACGACACCGAGTGACATTGCCGATTTGTACGCTCACGGCTTTGCGAATTTTTATAAAATAAAAACAGCTACCTATTTCTAGGCAACTGTCTTATTTTGCATTTGTTTTACAATTTCCTGTGCTTTTGCCATCTGCTCTTCCATGTTGATAATGTCAGCAGTTTTCCACAGAGCATCAAGGTAAGGTTTGGAAAGGTTGAAAGTCTTTTCACAATCTCCCCAAAGTCCAACTGTTTTGATTGCAATAAGCGGATGAATACCACACTGCAGAAGTTGCAGTAATGTCTGCGACTTGGTATACATATTATCTTGTGGACTGTGGTTGATCTGCACATCAAAATCTCTAAGAGTGATTTTCAGATCCTCTTTCTTAATGCGGATAACATTCAGCGCAACCTTGGCCAGTCTCTTCTCTGCTGTCTTAACAACCGGATCCTTAAGCCTTGCTCTTGATTTTGAAAAATCCCATCCGTTTCTCAGCTCAACCGCACCCTGCGTATCACCGCCAGTGTTTCCTTGCTTGTTCGGTATTCCCAAAATTGAAAGTGCGCTGTCTGTTAAATCATCCTTGGAAACCTGTGTCTGCGTTTGGTCAAGTTCCTGTGACATCACATCAACATCAGACTTGTTATCATTGTTAATGGACTTTACAACCAATGCATGGTTCATTTTCATTTTTTTGAACTGTTCTTCGTCAACTTCACAGTTTACAAATTTGTACCATGCCTGGATAAACTGCTCTATACCATCCATTCTGTTTGACTGTGTATTATTGATTGCATCCAACAGATCTATAACAAGTTCAATATCAGACAACCGCTCATGGTTGTTCGGAAATTCTACAATCGGAATACCACCAAATCCGTGAAGTTTCCATGTATCAGGAACAACCGCACTGTTTTTTATCTTACATTCATAGGATTCCGTGTAGCATAGTTTGTACCACTCGCCGTTTTCATCTTTTAATTCCTGTACCGCCAAAATCGGTTCTTCGGAACTGCGGTTGTAAATGACAAACGTGTTCAGAGGATTAGGTGCAACCACACGGATAGGCACATCTCCATTCACAATCTGTATAGCTTTGAATGATGTTCCGGTTGCCGACTGCCACTCACCAGCTTTTATGTCTTTCTCATGCTTATTTGCATCTGCTAAGTAATCATTCAGTTCATCTACTGCCTTATTTACAGCTTCATCATCTTTTCTGCTGACAAACTGAATAGGCTCTCCGTAAGTCTGACCGACCTTGAACTGTACCCACTCATAAGCATGATTCTCAACGATTTTGTTCGTTATATCCTCATTTGACAGCTTTGTTCTGTACAGTACCGGCTGATCTCCTTTGTAGTACTCCCACAAGTACTTGATAACTGACTTATTGTAATTAAAAACACCGATGCAATCACCAATAACCTTTACAATGTTGTCTGCGGTTATCTGCTCTACATCCGTATATGCAATTTTTCTACCGTGACAACCCTTTACAAGGTCTTGAAATTTCATAGTGTTCATATTTTCACCTACATAAATGTCATTCCGCTGCTCTGATCTCTTTTGGGAAGTTTCTTGATTTCACATTCTCCGGTCTCCGTATGGTAAACAACCATCTTATTGCAATTCCGGCACTTATATGTCTTGTCGATGTGTGATTTTGAACTGCATTCACCGACCAACCGTCCGCATCCAGGGCAGTACACTCTAATTTTTTGGTTAAAAATCATAAATACCTCTTTTCTGCGCACAAAAATACCGCCCTTGCTGATAAGAGCGGTACTTCTGTAGTCTTCACATGATCTGAGGAGGAAATGAAAAATATCTTGGAATCTTTCTGCATCTTAATAGTATCACGGAAAAATCGGACATATCGGACAAGTTTAATTTGCCATATAACGATCAAATGCTTTTCTCACGCTATCCTCTGTGTTTCCACCACCGATTCTATCAGCAACCTTGTTCCATGATAATTTTTCAACAAAACGTAAATTGATGATTCGTCTTATACGACTGTCCTGAACGCTTGCAATAAATTCTTCAACTTCATTATTTTTTTGTAGTAAATCATCCTCCAAAAGCTGTAAAGTAGCTTTTCTGGAATAAAGCAATGTTCTTTTTCTGCTGTACTCAGGGTAAGGGAATCCTTCAATGCGGAAATGTTCAGTGCCGCCGCATCCACCTGATACACTGTCAACAACATTCCCATCCGATTCAATTTTTCTGATATCCGATTCAAGTTTTTTAATCTTCTGCTGTACTTCTTTGATTTCTTCCTGTAAATCTATGTATTGAGACAAAACATCTTTAGTCACCATAATCAATACCTCCGTCCGAAAGAGAATGGGTTTTGAATTGCTTCTACTTTTGCTACCCTGTTTCCGTTTGTAATTCGCAATGCAAAGTTCGAAAATACATCCGGTACATCATCTAACTGCTTTTTCCCTGAAGCAGAATACCTTTTCAGTAACGACATCATCACACCGTATGGTTCATTAGGCTTATACAATGATGGGTCTTTGAATATTACATGTTGTAAAATCCAGTTAGAGCACTGAAAAATTCTTGCTTCTTTGTTTGTTTCAGTCGGTGTGTCTGTGATGTTGCATATCCATCCTTTACTCTCTACACGCTTATTTACTTCCATTGCCACACGGTCACCGCCGGCATTACGCTCAAATTCGCACTCTTGCACTTTATTATTAACAAGTACATTTGCAGCATTTTCATACTGCATCTCATAATCCGCAGTATTGTCGCAAACAGCATCCACGCAGTAATAATCTTCTCCGTACTTTTGCAATACCGGAAGAACAAAAAAGTCGGTTCCTTTTCCCTTGGTATCGCATTGCCCGGTAATAATTTCCGGTTCCCCATGTGGCAGATTAAGATAACGTCTGATTTTTTCTTCCGGGAATAACAATCCCTCACGTTCAATAGGCTCTTGCTTGTAAAGACATCTATAAGAGATTTCATCCATGAGTAATTGTTGATCTTCAAAAAAAGCAACCGTGAATCCGGAAAATTCGTAGTCAAAATTGCTTAATCCGGTTTTTGGGTCAATATCCGGAACAGCAATTACTTTTACCCTTGGATTCCCTTCATACATATTTTGGATCCGACCGATTACATCATTTACGCTCCACCTGGTAGCAATATGGATCTCTTTGCAATTCTTTCCGTCAGTATCTTGTGTCTTTCTTTGTCTTGCATCTACCGCATACTTGTCCCACAATTTATCCAAAATTATAGGATTCATAGCTTCTTCAATGCCACCGATCATGTCATCTACGAACAAAAACTTTGATGCGCGTACTTTACCAGCATTTTTACTTCCTACGGATGTGCACTGAACGGATGGAAATGGTTTATATTTGCCGATGTTAAACTGCTCCATTTTTGCGTTAGTACTGGTAACGGAAAGATTTGGGAAAATTTCATTCCAAGTGTACTCTTCAGAATTTGTGCAAATATCGTACACACCGTCATAGTACATACGTGTAATATCTCCACTGTGAGAGTAAAAAAGGTTGAAATCTCTCGGAAACCATCCGGCAACCAACGCATTTAGCATTTTCTCGACCGTGGTTTTTCCAGCACCAGGGATAAGAGACACGCAGAGAATGTCGTATATATCATCAATCATGCCTTGAATGGCATCAATGAGACCGATTTTAAGAAATTGCTTTCTACGTGGCATATAGAACCGCTCTCTAGGTTCTCTTTTCTTTTCCAAGTATCGGTAGGCACTGTCCACAACCTTATTTTGTGCTTCCAGTAGAAGAACATCGTACAATTTATCTGTCAGAGAATAGTGCGTCTTGTTTGCAAAGGAATACTTTTCCAAATCCCATATGGTTCCTCCGGTTCTTTCCATGCAGAAACGCTCTACAATGCCTTTAGAACGGTTTGTTATATGTAAGCCATAAGTTATATCCTTTTCACCGTTTATAGCCACTCTGCAGGCTTCTATATACGCATCAATGACCTGTTCATCAATTCCCTTTCGCTGTATGTAATTGTCATAACTGTTTACTGCCGATATAAGGCTCTGACTTGCCAAAAGAAAAAGCACCTCCACGCTGTCGCAGAGATGCTTATAGACCTCTGCCTATAATTGTTCTAGGTTAGCACCGCAAGTCTTTTATGCGGCGGTTTTGATATTTTATGATTGTTCTCCGTAATAAAATCCAGTCAATTCATAAAATTTTTTAGGATAAATTATGTAACTGTACTGGCTACTTCCAGGTCTTTTATAAGCTATTCCCCAATCAACAAGCTTATTCTGCAATAACAAACGTACTGTCTGAGCATCAACGTTCAGAGCCTTTGCAGCAACTGCCACTGGAATATTAGCTTTCTTAAATACAAGATTGTCCATCGCTGGTTTTCCTTTCCCTTTCTGAAAGAATCTTTTTGTAAGAATCTTCGTCTGTCTCTTGCTCAGATTTTAAAAAATCACATATGTATGCAAAATCACGCAAAAATCTTCCATTGTTTCTATATGATACATATGATTTGTTCTTTGTCAAATCATAAATTTTTGTAACTAATAAACCTTGGATTTTACTGTATACTTGTCTATATTGTTTTTCTGAAAGATTTGGAAAATATTCCCTTAACATTTTAAATGCGCATTCGTAATAACTTTCATTTGCAATACTCTTATATTTTTCAGCGTTTTTTTTTGCTATTCTTTTTATGTAACATTTAACAATAAATTTCTCAAATTTTTCTATAATCATATCAAATTTCTTCCTTTCAAATTGTGTAAGTCTTGTCTTTTGGCTTGACTTTC